GATTAGTTTACGTGCGTCTAGTTCCATGTGGCTAGACTTCCCGTCAGCCGTAACAGGCGTGTAATGGTTCACGGCGAGAACGTTCTGCGCGCGCATTTGCACGTACATTGATGCCAAATCAGGCATGTAGTACGCGAACAATTCCCGCCAGTAGTAATCATACTGGTACGGGCCTTCAGTGTATGGGCCGTAGTTGCGGAACCAGTCAAAGATTTCACGAGCGAACAGTTCAGTTGCTTGCCGTCCGGTTAAGACTCCGCCCGATTCAATGTCCAGAAACAGCGTGTCAAGCACAGTTGGAAAGTGAATGTCGTAGGGTAAGGCTACGCTGGGTTCGTAGAAGTCGTTCGTGAACACGTCCATGTTCCAAGTCACGTTATACTTCAACATGTAGTTAGCAAATGCGATGTGAACACGCCGAGCAGATTCAAGGAATTGTAGGTAGCGCTCTTGAGTAATCTGGTACTGGTACGTTTGCTGTGCGTGGGGAGTTAAGAAGAATAGAATTTCATTGTATACGCCGAGATATTGCGCTCCAACCTCATCGGCGACTTCCTGTGGGAAGATTTTGCAGAATTCGCGGCCGCCGAAGATTACGCCAGCGTTCCACGGTATACGATTCATCCAAGTTGAATTATCTACAATGCTAGTTCCAGGCGTAACCGGTTCAGGAGGAACAACACTGTTATTGACTGAGGCGACTACAACGACGGGTTTGAAGTCTTGATAGCCCCCTATCGAAATCACAAAGCGAACGTGACCGTCTTCAATCCACCAAGTCGGCTCCTCAACGCACACCACGTAAGCAGGATCTCCATAAGCGTCTAGGATGGCTTGTCTTTCAGAACTTTGAGCTTGCCAAACCGGTTGACGAGTGAAACCCAGCATGTAATTGTAGCTCTGTCGCAGAATCGCGTCCCGGGTTAAAGTGGCGACTATCGTGTTACCGTCGAACCATTCAGCCGCAAGAGACGCGCCTATCTGCTGCTTCGTGGATGCTTGGAAGCCTGTCAGGTAGTACGGGTTCCAGTAGGTGCCGTAAGGCTCATCCTGAAGCGGCTGCTGACCGTAAGCACCCTCACGCGCCCCCGAGGTGCCGAAGTTGAAGTCCCGGCTTAAATCCGCAGCGAAACCAGTATCGCTCTGAATCTTGGTGACCAGCTGCGTCCAAGTCGATATTCCGTAGCTTGCTAACTCGTTTTTGTATGAGGGCCAGAGGAAGTACGCTAAGTCACGCGGGGTTTTCTCCAAGTACCAAGGCAGTTGATAGGTGCCATTAGGCGCACGTTGCCCTTCACTATTATCTCGAGGAACTGCTAGAACAGCCGGAGCGATTGCTATAAGGAATAGAAGAAGGTAGGGGGTAACTCTGTTTACTTTCATTTCAAATCACTTGCTGACAGTTCGATATGTGGCTTTGAACGCTGATTCAACTATGCCCGGTAGGCCGAAGACTGCTAGAAGCGTGGCTGCGTCATCATACGACATGCCTAATGCTCCTGCTGCTCCACCGATCACCATTCCTAGAATGACGGTTGGTAGAAACTTACCCGCGTCAAAGGCTTGTCTTACGCCTTGCGCGTCTTTCGGGTTTTTGAAGTAGCCTGTGGTTGCGAACACTACGCCGCCGAGAGCTCCGGCTAGTACGGTTACTATCTCATCAGGTATTTGCATTCTATTTCACTTTTTCCGCAGACTTATGAGGTCTGATTCGGAAAGCCGAAACGCATTTAGGAAAAACGAATCGTTCGATAAACTACCGCTGAGTTCGAAAAATCGAACGTTCAGTAGAATGAGCATATGCTCAAAAAAATGAACTGTTCAATATGGAAGCCGTTGTTCATGAAAATTGAACGATATAACAGTGGCCGAATGCTTGTCAACACCAGAACCGACAAGGTCGATCCTGCCTCTCATCAGAGGTCGGCCACATCACGGGTGCTGCAGTCAATCCCATGACTATGAATTCAGAGACGGTTGCCATGGTACGCTTCCCGCTGGGCTGCGAGAAACTAACCGTTCATCACATAATACAAAATGTGCTTAACCGAATAATCCCATGACTAGGATGGAAATATTACTGTGGCAGTAATAGAACTCGGGCTGTTGAAAAAATACTACGCTTGATGCAATTATACAACGAACAGTATGGTATTATCTTATCATTGAACCCCGTTCGACGGGAGCATCACAACAAAATGAAAGGGCAGGAGGTCGGTGGTGAAAATACGGCGATCCTCCACCACCGCGGGATAAACAGCCTCATCCCTCGAGGAGACCTAGGCTAGTATCCACCGCCTGCTCAACAGGAATATTCTACCACCTGAACTCATATTAGGTCTTTGCGATTTTCGTTTCCGAAGCGCCTCATTTCTAGTTTCACCGTGCTTCTTATAGTTCTAGTGTCAGTGAAACCTTTCACTCAATGCTTGTGTTTGTAATACTCGTCGCGGTTCGTGAACTCGCGCACAACGTACACGCCGTTCTCTTTGCAGAGGCCGCAACGCATCAGAAACGGTTCAAGTATCGGTTCAGCGGGTTTCTCATCTATCCGATACGACCCTAAACTCATGCTACTCGCCACCTAAGTACCAAAATGCATAGCCTGGGTCAGAAATGCCATCTGAAAGGGCGTACCGCAAACCACATTTATCGTGGGTCATCATACTCGACTAGGCACATTAATTGAATAGCGCCCTAATATGCCGCTTGCAATCCTTCCCAAAAGAATCATCGTGAACTTTGAAACTTTCAAGATTCTGCTCAACGGGACCACGCCCACGCTTCAGGTGATGATCGTTCTTATTCTCCCTGATTGATACGGTTGCGTGGCGGCCTTTGATTAGTTCCTTACAGAAATCGCAGAACATTTTCAACGCCCAGTCTTCAACGCGTAGACTTTAGCAAAATGCCCACTCGCTTGAATTTGTGGTTTCCAGATAATTTGTTCTTGTTTAACTAGAGAACTGATGACGCGATATAAGCCACCCGGCCACATAATTTCCAGTTCAAGGCATATATCATTCATCGTGATCCAAGGAGATGTTTTCAAGAGGAGTAGGAGTTTGCTGCGGATTGTTGTGGCCGGTAACTCTATCCACAATCGCTGTTTAGTTAAGCGAGAACGAATTGCTTCTTGTTCTAGTTCCTTCCTCACTTTCTCGAAGTCTATTCGAAGTTCCTGCTTCACTTGGAAGTCACCAAAACCCTATCAAGAGGGCAGGAGGTGAGAGCCACAAGCTCTGAAATGAGTATGAAATACCCCGCGGTTAAGATTGGGTCTACTATTTCTTCATCAAAAACATGAATATCTTGGGAGAGAAGTACATTCTTACTCCATTCAACAGTTTCCGCCACAAGGTTATCGTAAGCAATTTCTAAGTACGCTTGGGTTTTGGGAGATATGAAACTCTGATGAGGTTGCGATCTCGGGGTGCGTGGTTTCCTTTCCAACTCGGCTTGTAACTTATCGAAGTCTATTTCCAATTCTTTCTTCATTGGAGTTCCATCTTAAGCCGTTTCGTCTTCGATGCCGCAATCTGGAATATGACAGGTTGCACTCGTAACACCTGTCCGAAATCGTCTTCCGCCTCAGTTATGCGAAAGCGCACTGCACCAATATTCGTTAAGGGTTCGCCGGATCGCCGGTGCATGAAGTCTGTTGGTAGCTGCCACGCTGGGCATTGAACTATGTGCTGCGTTGTGCCTTGCTGATACCACCAGTAATGATTGTGACCTCGGAATAATGCGTCAATATGCCCAATTTTGCGCCATTGAAGTTGAAGTCTAATGCCTTCTTTGGCTCCAGGTGTGGGCAGAAACCATTCCGTTTGACTTGTGGGAACATGATGAGCGAAATGTAAACGTAGGTCTCCCGCTTCAAGAATGAACTTCAACGTTGACGTGTACTCGTCTGAGCCGAGTTTCTCCGCTGCGAGCAGTTTTGCCAAGTCTTCTTCTACTGGGTCGCCGTTATTGTTCACGTGGTAGTCGGTGCCACGGATGATAACGTACTTTGACGCTTGATATGCACGTAAGAGTTCAGCAGCCGCATTCACCTGGTCCTCGAAAAGCGTACTCCAAACGCCAACACCACTGTTCTTGCGTTGTTTGCCGTCTGTGGCGTCGCCGAGGACTATGAGAAGGTCAGGCTTCTGCCATGCCTTCGCAAGCTCGAGAAAAGCGGTGGTTAGTTCTTTTTGGGCGCTGTTACCTTCGATGGTTTGCCCGTTCTTAGTTTTGAACCCTGAAGGAATTGGACTGAGATATGAACCAGCGTGTAAGTCGGAAATGACTACTCCAGTTAGGCTTTTCAGTGTTTCATCCAGCCCTCAATGCGGGATGTGTATAGTGAAGTTTCGGGTCTTTCAAAACGTCAGCACGGTTAATGCCGAGCGCCGGATATTCACCGAGCGAGTCACGTTCGCCTATGCTGTTCACGTTGTCAACGTAGATTTCAGGGGAATGCCATTCCAAAATTTCATTTCGGGTGAGTTTTCCCCGTCGCATTTGCGTGGTGGCTTCATCAATCGTCAACGTTTGCCCGTTTAAGGTGAGGACGTAGCCGAATAACTGGTTAAGTTCAATTCGACGCATCAACGCAAGCTCCTGAGCGTCCGTATCCAATTTTCGATGTGCCTGTTCACGTTTCCAATAGCACTCGCGCATAACATCCTTGAAAGATTTCGTTTTATATGCAATCCCATGAATCTGGGATGATCCCACGGTCTTGGGATGTGTGGATGTGGGTCGGTGCTCTTGCTGTAGTGTAGCAGTTTGAGATGCGAAACGACCCAACATCAATCACTCTGAAAGCATACGCTGACATCAAGGGATTTTTCTGTTCCCTGATGGCCGTAAGGGCACCCGTAGGGTACAGAACCATATGCTCTTCTTCTTACTAGTCCGGTCTTATAAGGTTGCTTCACGCTCATTAGAACCATTTCCTCCATTCAGTCTTAAACGTAGGCTTCTCTTGGCGCGGTGGTGTTGGTGGTCGCTGTAGTCTCATGCCTAACGCGCAGTTGTGACGGTCAAAATCCCGTTGACTACTCGTGATGAGTTTACAGTCTCGGCATTGCAGCATTCCATCAGGTTGTCGAATCATCTTACCCACCGGCCAATTCATTTTTGTTCAAGTCTCGTTTTAATGTTTCCAGCGTGGACGTGTTCGAAGTTTCCGATGGCAAGCCGGATTCACGCATCGTAGAATTGTCTTCGGATAGAACTGTTTGCAGAACGAGCAGTAATTGGACTTACTATAATCAACGAACCCCATCAGTGTTAAACCTCCTCAAGGCTTCAACTCCATAGGTTTCAACAGATGGAATGTGTGTGCGTGTTGACCGCTCTTGAGCCAATTCAGCGTGATGTGCACATGCTTGTCAGTTGGCGAGTAGGCGTAGGTTCTTCCGCGAATCTCCTTAGTGACGTAACTAAGGGGAATGTTCTCAGCAATTTTCCGAAGAATCAAATCAAGAGAAATCATAGGACCGTACACAATGTCCGACTCGAACGTGTATGTTACTCGTTCAAAATCACCATCGTTCTCCATTTCTGGTGTGAGCACAACGATTTTAGTAACCAGTTGGTCTCGGTCGCCCCACAGCCCATGATAAAAGTGAAGTCCAACAGTTCCAAAAGTTGCCTTGACAATTAAAACAGGGTCTTCTCCAGCTCGGTAGTCTAGAATACTCATGGTGCTTTTACCTCGTCCAAGCGCCTAGGCTGCCCGTCAATTAGGAAAGTTGGATAGTCATACTCGTTCTCATCTAATCCTTCAACTAGGATTGTGACTAGGTGGTCGCACTTCCGGCAGCGTTTCGTTCCGTCCTCCTGGTAATTGTTGTCGGGGCAGTTACACGTGCATTTTACAGGGGTCAGAATCATGCTGGTGCCTTCGTAGTGGGCGACCTTCGGCGGACGGCACGCTTCACACATAGTCAAGCAACCTCCCTCGCCTTCGTGGCTAGTTCTCCCATAAGCATGAGTTTCTTCGCAACTCTCACACATTTGATGCAATCATTTGCCGTCAACATTGGTGTCTCGAAGTCTGGTGAGAAAGAAAAAACTCCACCACAAAGCAATCTGCCAGTTCTAGGATTTACACCATGCCCAACTCCACCCGTTCTCGCAGGATAAACCCGCTGATATGGCAATTCGCTCATCTCAAGCAGCCTCTGTGTAGGTTAATTCGGTTGAGTCGCAAGCAGGACATTTCGCTGGTAGCCACTCAGCATCATCACGAAACTTTCCAACGTGTCCACACGCCTTGCATGAGAGGGTTGGAGTTTTCCCGCTCCAAACATTACCCCAAAGCCCCATCTTCAAGCAACCTCGCTGGACGTTTCCTAAACAGCCTCCGTCAATTCCGAGGGAGACTCCTTGAAACGCACTGGGCTTTCGGGAAGAATGAACTCGGAGAGCCTCAAGTGTTGGACTTTAACCATTTGCATAAGAGCATGTTTGAGACTTAGAACATTGAACTCGAATGTCTCAATTGTAACGAGACTCGACTTTTCAACTCTACCCCAATCAAGCCATAGCTTGCCATATTTTCCACTATATGTCTCTGGCAGCGTGGTGTCGAAGCCATCAAATTCCCGTAGAAATTCAGGGTGAGCCTCATCCCAGAATCCGAGATACCATCGCCTCTTTCCTTTTGTTGCGTCTAGAAAAGATTGGAGAGCGTAGTTCCGTCGGCTAGGCATGTGTGGATAACCAATCCACTCCCAGTCACTAAACGGTTCGTTCAAGTCATGAAGTGGAAAAATCCATGAGACATCTGGATATTTCTCACGAAGTCTAGTGGCTTCTCCGTATTGTAGGTCTGGTGAAACTGCGAAGTGGACTAAACCACACCCGTACCGAGCGAGTTGTTTTTCAAGCCATTTAACATCGGCTTGACCATTCCGTGCCTTATATGTGAACTTATTGTCAATGAACTGTGGAAACGACATGAATCCATGTTCATTTACAATTCGTCGCTCAGAAGTATCGAAGTGAGGGCAGGGCAAGGCAACAATCATAGTCGCTTCCTCACCGCAACCGCTAGCGGTATTCCGAGAACGATTTCCGCAATGAATTCCCCAGCACCAACTAGAGCCACAGCGAGTAAGAATGGAACACCGAATAGGCTGTTGAGCAAGTAGCCAACCCACAACGCCACGCATAGAACGTGAAATGGTACGGCTTTCAATCCGAGGCGTTTAATCAGATATTTCGCTGGCAGAAAGACGAATGGAGAAAGCAAGTCCAACGGGCCAAGCGCAATACCCGTAGCGAAACCGTACCCGTTGAAGATCAACTGGCCTAGAAACGTTCCAATCAGCCAAGGTGTACCGAACACCGCGATTAGTGGGTAGAGAGCATCCGCCACTCTAATTTGGATAGGACCAAACGCTATCGCTTGGAGAACGAACCCTAAAACTGCATATAGCGAAGTTGAAACAATACCCAGCGCAAGATTCTTAGACTTCATTTTGTTTCCTCACTGGACGTTTTGTATCCTCCCCAAACCCGAACACGCATGACATTTTGAGCCGATTTCAGACTTACCAGTACCCTGACATTGCTCGCACTCTACTCCCCAAGATAGCTTTTCCTTAGCAGACTCACTGAAGGGTGTCTTCATTTCAGGAATGTAGTTTGGAAGAATAAGTTGAGGGTTCCCGGGCAAATGACGCTTGCCATACTCCTTTACTGCTTCAAGAATGATGCGGCTGTCAGTCCACCGATCCACCTTACCAATCTCAAGTAGGAGTTTTTCGAAATCTTTAACCTCTTCTTCCGGTAGACTGTACGCTTTGATTTTAGCCAAGTGGTTCCTTCACCTTGTTATGTTATGTTATGTTATTTATATAAGTTATGTTAGTAAGTAGTAGTAGTAGGAAGTTTTGTTCTCTCATTTTAGGAGTCTCCGTTCGCAAGCGTAGCAGTACGGGATTTCACTAACATAGCGGACTTTCTCAGGACGTAGGTAGCAGCCGCAATCTCCGCAACGAATCATTTCTGTTCGGGCTCCTTCTTCACATATTGCATACTAACCGTACACCATTCACCGTTCTCAGTTACTTGGTGAATGTGCGGCTGAGCCCAAGCTTTGCAGTGGGGAACTCTCATGGTTTCTTTCTCCTTATGAGTGGCGGGTAGAAGATTACGCCTGCCATGAATCCGGCTTTGAAGTCGCTTGACAGTTCGATGCCTGTTCGCTTCTCGATTCGTTTGAGTACGCAATGCGGACAAAGACGGTTCATCTTTTTCTATTCCTCTCCAGAATCACCCTCTTCATCACCGCAAGTTCCGTTAAGATCTGTCGGACCTCTGGTTCGCAGTAGAGAATCTCGTCTTCGCTGAATCTTAAGACGTTAAAGCCTTGCTCTCTAACTTGGCTTTCCATGTACGCGTCATGGTCCCGTGTGGATTGTTTCGTATGGTGGGGGCCGTCAACCTGAACGATAATCGTACCTAGAATCAAAGCGTCACCGCGGCCTGGAACGTTGCTTGTGGTGAAGGGGAAATATCCTACGGGTAGGGTGCGCTGTACGGTTTCCATGATGGTGCGGAGTGCAACTTCACCCTTCGGCGTTCTGGTGAAGTTTTCCTTGTAGCTGTGCGGGGTACGGTTCAGAGTCCGTGTCGCAGTCATTTCTGTTTGCACCTACACAAGACATCATGTTCTTTTCGGGATTGAAACCTGTAGCCGTGGGTGGGGCAGCGAAAATCAGTCAAAACCAGAAAACTCTTTTTCACTGAGTACCGCGATGAGGATGTTTAAGAAAGACAAAGTGAACGCAACCCAAAACACAACATCTACATGCTCGGGTTGAGGCAAACCACCAACGACCTTCGCGTAAATTCCCTCGACCATAAGCAGTATTGAGAACACACTGACATAAAGAATCCCTCGACTAATTCTCTTTACAATGCTCATGCCTTCTTTTCTCCTGCTTTCACTGGGAATCGCGATAGTAGTTCGCGGCCTGTGTCTGTGCGGAAGCGATTGTACGAGTATTGCCCGTACCGCCAGGTCTCATTCTTTTCAGGAATCAAACGCGTAGCCAAAGCCGCCCGTGTTTGCTGCGGGATCGCTTCCCAATCCATGAGACATCCGGTTTTCTTACTGTTCTCCCGCCAAGGTTGCGCGTCGAGGTCGTCTGAGAGTTTCTGGTCTGTGACGGAGGCTAAACTGCCTGGTTGCGGAACCGTCGGTATTGTTAGGGGTGTGGAGGGCGCACCGACAGCAGGGAGACCGCTGGGTGCGCCTCTCTCAGCCCGTAGGAATTGGATTGGTTTCTCACACCACGGACAATGAATAATATCAGTCAATGAGTTTCATCTCCGAGCATTTTTTCTTGGCAAGTTCCTTTTCCAACCGCGGGATTCTAGTCATGAGTTTCCCCGCGTAGTCGAGTTGGTATTTGAGACAGCAACAGTTACACCAACGCTTTGTGAATCCATGCGTGTACGCGAGAAATCCCTCTTCACCAACCCATTTTTGTGTACCTTCATGAACATGGCAATTCTCACATTTCACTTGTTTTTCCTCCATACTGTGACCCAACGTTTCGTCATACCATTCCATCTCGTACGTCCAGAATTCACAATTTCACCTTCATCATGAAGTTCCGTTAAGCGCCCGGAAACGCTGTGCAACGGTAAGCCTAGTCGGCTGGCGATTTCCTGCCCTGACAAATCCTCAAACTCCAATAGGGCTAGGACTTCGCGTTGGCGTCGGCCTAGTTCCGGTCGGATTTGCTGGTATGATTCAAGTTGAGTTTGACTCATCTTTCAAGCAACCTTCTTCTTGTGAACTGTAACAACGGCACCGCACTGGTCACAAATCCAATTCCCATTGAAACGCATAATGCGGTCGCATTGTTCACAAAGCACAACATAGTCAATTGAGAGAACCATTTCATATCGGTCAGTATGTTTGCTCATCTCAAGCAACCTTCTTTTTCTTGAGGAAAGAGAATGTTGAAGCAGCCTCTATGCAGGATGGTTTGTCATTGCAGTATCGCACATTGAAAGTGACCGTGCCTCCATTTGTCTCGGGAATTTCTTTCAATAATGAAAGGACAGAAATTTTGTCGTCGGGTCTTTCTTCGCCGCAGACGTGGCACTTCCATGTTTCCATCTCAAGCAGCCTCCCGTTGTAGTTCAACCATGCGCAGTGCGGCTTCGACTAGGGGGTTCTGCGTGTTAAGGTTCCATCTGCGGATTGAACGCGGTTTTTTCCGACCAATCTTGTCACCGTTTTTGTACCAGTCTTCCGCTTTGCTAGTTACGAGATCCCGTTTTTGGAGTTGCTTCAAACGTTTGAGCATGTATGTGTGTCCGCAGTTTCCTGCAAGCCGGTTAAGACGGTAAACGGTCAAGTTCGGTTTTTCCCGTAGAACCCTGAGAATGTCAAGCGATAACGGGTAAGATAATACTTGGAGTACGTTCGATTTCCAGGCCTTACCTTTTCGAGTCATTCCTCAAACATCTCCGCGATTGAAGTCAAATACCGCGTGCTGCGTGAATCCCATCCGCGCAAATGCGCCTTCACTGCCAGTTCCACTTTCAACACGTCTAGGGCGGTTGCGAGACTCGTAATCGTAACGCTCATGGTTTTTCCCCTTGGAGGATGCGTTCACCGCGAATTATATGCTCAACCGTTTCAGCCAGCTTATCATGGCATGGTCGACATAATGTGTGAGAGACACCTGTACTGGCGATGATGAAGGCTGCTGGTTGAGGAAAAATGGCTCCGTAAGGTGTAGTGTAATCCTTAGCGGCTTCGCTCCATTCCTCTTTATCGTATGGTTGGGTGAAGCCTGATTTGATTTCCCCACACATTTCACAAGAAAAAGTTACTCTCATGGGGGTAACTCCTTTTCATCTTCCTTCAGGTATCGCCATTTCATTTTGACAAGTTCGTTGAAGTACATGGCCTTCCAAACGGTGAAGCAGGCCTCGAAAGCGTTCCAGCAAAAGTCAAGATGCTTGTAGATGAGGGTTTTCATCGGCTGATTCCAAGGGACGCTAAGTCCGACCATTCCCATGCCGCTGCAACTCGCATTTTCCTCGAAGGCGTGTTTGTACGCGGCGAGCTGCCACCCGCTCTTGATCGAGTAGCGACCCGACTTCAAATCCATAACGACAGAAACCCCTTTGAATTTGCCTACGATGTCAAGGGTTCCAGCAAATCCGAGTTTACTGTGGACAGGGAGTTCCGTCAGTCCCGCGCTGATTTGGTTATCTTCCTTCAACTTCACCCAACGCTTATAGAAGTCAGCCAAGTCCAAAGGTTCCCCATTCTCAGGGGAATACTTCAAATCTACAGGTGGTTCGCCGCGTAGGTCTCGTTCGATGAGTTCACGTAGGAATGTTCCGAGATTTGCAGCGTTCTCTTTCACAGATTCCTGTGTTTCCTCTGCAACGTTTTCCTTCCACGGTTGAAGCCGCTTATGAGTCGCAACACTCAGAATGTTTGTGACAGACGCAAAATAGTTAGCGGGATCGCTTTCTCCAATGAACCTGTACCATCTAGACCCTTCATACTCAACACGTTCCAACTTAGCGAACTCATCAGTCATTCAGGTTTCGCCCCGCAGAAACCTCAACACTTCTCTTTCAGCGGCAATGTACCCCTGCCTAAATGCATCCCCCTCTCTAGGTCGAACTGGTCTGTATCTATCGAAAAATTCTTCTAGGGTGCGAATGTAGCCCTCAGCCCACTCATTGATTTGTTTCTCTTCTTGGGGAAGGAATACAAAATCATCACCTTTCTGTAGTGAATCACTGTCAACGAATGGTCGAACAAGTTTGCCTGCGAATTCTTTGAGGCTAGTCATCCCATTGCCTCCGCGTTTCCTCCTCGTAGGACTTGTAACAGTTCTCGCAGAGCACCTTGTCTTCATATTCAAGGAATTTTCCAACCTCACCGACTTCCCCACATTCCACGCAAACACCTTCACTCATTTTTTGTAATCCTCCCGTTGCATGTTCGGCAAATACCCGTGCCAACAATTCCGTTCCGGAATGGTCCATCGCAACAACAAACTGTCATTGTGAGTCTAAGACTCCTATTTCCGGTTCAGGGTGTTCCACTGAGCCTAAGATTCCAAGTTTCCAGAGGCTCCAATCGTAGTGGCATTTGTGGCAGTGTGTGGAAAGCCACTGTCGCCGTTCGTACCCGTCTACTTTCCAGCCTCCGTCATGCGCGTACATTTCGACTTGTTCTAAGTTGCCTTTGCAGTCTGGGCATTGTAAGCAGTCAACAATGTTCTGGTAGTAGGATAGTGGTTGCGAGTCTGCGCCTCCCGGCATTAGTTCCAGTACGCTCCTTCCCACCAAGCCTCATCAGAGTGATCGCCTAGCGTGTACGCGTCAGGTTTTCTGGTTCTCATGGTTTTTTCCACCCGCACAATCTCCAAATGGTTTGCTCGTATGATTCGCCGCGTTGACTTGCTAGGTGTAGTCGGTCTAAAGTGTCCGTGTGGACTTGCATTGAGGTTAGCTTACCCAAATTTCCCACGGGGAACAGTAGTCCATGGAAGCCATATAAGTCTTTCTAACACCCCCCATAGCACCCATAGGCTTAAATGTTCAAGAGGCTGTTTGGTGTTGGGCTGTAAGACTGTAAGAACCTCGGAAAAAAATAGAATGAGGCAAAAACAAGATGGGTACCATGAACCCGAAACAGAAAGGGCACTACCATTATTGCACAGGATTCCACGAACCAAAAGACACGCTCGGTCATACATTCAGATGTACAAAAAATCGTTGTAAAGGCGAAATCTATGCCGAGTGTGGTATTCCTTGGTCTTGAATTTGGTGTGGGGTGAAAACAAGAATGAGCAAACAAGAAGAGTGGAGAACCCGTTGTCCAGAGTGTGACTCAGATAACGTCTTTTTCTTTGAAGGAAAGCCCGTGTCTTGTTCCAACTGCGGATACAGAGGCATGAAATGGGCAAAGACTGTTGGAGTGGGTGTGGGACATGAGCTACGCTAGGAGTTAGAAAAAAATGCGGAGAAGTACAGTTACGGGAGGTGACAGAACGAAATGAAGAAGGTGAAGATTGTTCTACTTGTCCTCACTATCGTTGTGATCGTTGGTATCTACATATACCTTACAAAATATGTTTTTTGCCACAACTTAGCCTGCTGGCTTCCAGAGCAGTACCAAGCATGAACCGTGAAGAAACCGCGACACACCTAGTCATTTGGCCCGTCTTTGCAGTAGCAACATACTGGCTGCTCAACGCAGGTTGGATTCTGCTCTTCACAAACCTCCGCTAACCTCTGTTGCCCACAAGAACAGTGTTAAGCCTAAGCATTATATTCGTTGGTTGCACCATGTTTCGTGAACTGTCTACTCGCAATAAATAGGCTTGAAGCCTCACCAGTAGGGCCTTCACTAGATACGGAGCGGATAGGTTCTGACTGTCCTGTTCGGTTCTGTTGTTGAAGACTAAGCTCACGCCGTAGTAAGCTAGCCCAGTTTGCCATTCATGTCACCCGTCTTGATAGTTGTAGGTCTGCGACGAAGCCCTGCGGCCACTGGTGCAAGTCCACTTGGTCAATGGTCATTAGGGTGCGATTGCCCTTCATCGTCACGTACAAGTTATTGCTCGGCACAAACATGAGTGTTCCCGCTTTTCGCATGTTAATGAATTGGTAGGGAACCCCTCGAATCGTCGTAATAGCCGACCCGTAGTTTGTGGCTTCCGCGCTGGTTGATGTGTAGGCGAGTTGGAAGTATCCCACCGGCCTATCAGCGGCTGTTGTGGTTACAACTGCCCCGGCTGTTGAGTATTCAACCGTGGCCTGTCCAACTTCCAGTTTCGTTGTAATGTTCGATTCAGCGATTTGCTGTGATTCCCAAGGCACCTGCCATGCGGTTTCCGACGCGTCCACTGAGTCTTCAAGCCTGAGTTCGAAGGGTGACAGGTTATGGGCGACTTTTTCGAAGTGTAACGTGTCAATCTTAGCCTCATTCCTGTGTACGGATCCGCAGAAGTAATGTCGCCATTCGTCACCTGTTTCACCCGTGCAGATGCCTGCAAGATAGTTCAATGAAGAATCAATGGCTGTGGCTGCGCTTGGATTATAACTTGTTGTGACGCCGGGTAACCCTACGCCTTCAGTTCCACATTCAGGAATGCTGGTCATTAACCCGTCTGTGCTGTTGGTGATGATGTAGTTAACTTCTGCATTGGTAAATCCTGTCCCGTTCCCACTGTATGCTGCTAGGGCAGTGCCGAACTCGCGCCCGGTGATTTCAGTTTCAACACCGTTCGGACCATACTGGTAGGGTGACACGCGTTCGATGAGGCCGAACTGTAGTTGCCGTGTTAAGCCTAAGCCTGAACCGTACAAGTAAATTGTTCGCAGGTCTCCGGCTACAAGGTCGCTCTGCTTCACATACTTGCTGACAAGTCCGGATGGGTCGGGAACACGGATTAGAAAGCTAGGGGTGCCTGCGCCTCTCGCTAACGAAACACGAAAGTAACTCCCAGATGGAATCATGTAGTTCTCCGTGCAAGCCCACATAATGAATCGGCGTAGGTATGGGTCAATCTGCCTTGCCGGGGTGAGAATGGGATCTAGGACTTGTGAGGCGAGAACTCCGAAGGCGATTGTTCCCCAAGGTCCTGATGTGAAGGTTGCGGTCATGGTTGCTGCGGCGGCGGTCGCATTGTAGTTTAATTCTACGGTAGGGTTAACTCCTTGTTCTATTATTTCTGTCTGTCCCGCTCCCGGCGTTATGGCGGTAATGAGGGTAGTCCCGACGGCTTGAACAACCCAACGGTTAGATGTTCCAGCGCCTACGATGGTTGAGGCTGTCATTGAACTCCCAGTCGCTTGAGAGTTTAATTCAATGTAGGGTGAAGTGTCTGTTACACCAGTTAACGATACGCAACAGGTGGTAGGCGTACCTGTGGTCGGACTGACCACAACATTCTCACTCACCGCTGCAGCGCGGTATAGGTAGAAAACATGCAAGTATCTTGTGTTGAAAGCCGGTGTTACTGTCAGCAAGTTCATAGCCACACCGCCACAGGTAGCAGTGATAACGCCTGAAGTGTATGTGGCGTGGGCGGCGAGGACGAGTACGTTAGCCGCATGGTTTAGGGTAACGGTCCCCGTTGTGCTGCTTGCGCTTACGTCTAGTGCAATAGCCATCTTACGATACTGCCTCCGTTAGTTTCCTTACGTTGAATCCGTCGAATACTGCAACCTTATTCGCTGCTCTGCTTGTGGCATGGTAGAGGACGGGGTAGAATTGGTTTACTTGGTCTGATAGGACTTGATAGGCGGCTGCTGCGGTTGTCACCGTTGCCGCTGACGCTCGCACCCAATACCTCTGCGTACTATTGATTGTTACAGGGGTCCAGTCAGTCGGAATCGTCCATGAGGCACCTGAAGGGCTTGCACTCAGCCCTGATGCTCCCACCATTGTCAGCGCTGTCCATGTTCCCGTTGCGGATGCTCCCGTGTACGCAGGGTACGCCCATGTAACTGCCCCGTAGTTTCCGTTCGTTAGGAGTTTGAAGAATACGCCTCTGAACGGGTCGGCTCGACCCATATACAAGTAGTTCGTGCCTGAGTAGCTGATTAAGTTAAATGCGGTTCCACTAGGCGAAGCGGCTTCAGCAGTGTTATCTGTGAAGGATGCGCCGGAATTGTAGAAAACACTGTCCAAGGGTAGGCGGAAATCTAACGCGTGCGCCGTGCCCGTCAGCCACAGTGTTCCGTCAAGGTTTACTTTAACTTTGGTTCCGTCAAGTTGAAGCTGCACGAGAGGTGAATATCCACTCGTCGTGTACGCTACTGTTTCACCTGTGATTGTGGCTTCAGCAGCCCCATACACACGCTTCAGCAAAGTCCGATCATACGTGCCCGCATTATCTCGGAGTCTGAATCGTAGATAGTTCAACTCGTCCGTTGGGATCTGTGTGCCGGAAGGGTTCGTGGGTGAAAGAAATAGGTTGATTTCCCGCGCGTTCGTACCATCCGAAGGCAACTGCAAGTAGCTTTCAACAATCGTGCTGCCAGACGCGTAGAAGGGGAAACTGTAACGTGTTCCAAGATTGTTCTTCAAGTAAACTGAGGTGCCTGACGCGTAGCTTACAAGGTCAGTTCTAAGTTGGTCATAGGCAACGGTTGACGCTCCCCCACCGTCAGTTATGCTCTGCGTCCAACGCGTGTTCGGCGTACCATACGCGGCTGTGGGAGGCGTGAAGTTCGCCGTCCAACGAGCAACACCCTTACTCACACGAAACTCATCAAGCCAACCATTCAGAAACGAAATTGCAGTTCCATCCCCCCTTTGTCCTATATAGAGTGCTGAGGCTAGGTCTGGAATTAATGCCCCACCAAGGCTTGTGGCTGTTCCTACCTCGGACCCGTCCTGAAACGTGTAAAGACTACCGGAAGATACGACGAAGACCACATGATACCAAATGTTTGCGGACATCGAAGTGGCGTGGTTGATGGTGAGGTTTACTGAGGCATCCGAGTTTACAAGTCTGAGCTGCATTTGTAGACCTGACACATCAGCAAGCGAAAGGGAGAACCTATGGTTTGTGTCAACGTACTGTCCGTACAGTACAGCGAAATTGCCCCCGGTCGGCACAACATTAAACCTAACCAACGCATCAATCGTGAAATTCCCTGTGCCAAAATTCCAATCGTCACTATCAGGGATTGAAAGATAGTCGCCTATACCATCGAAAAGGGCGCTTGCGCCACCGAACTTGCTTTGTGCCGTGTCAATCTGAGCGTCACCGTTCGCAGTTACCGTGTAATTGTTCGATGAGGAATCAACAATTGTGGTCCGGGTGTCGCCTCCGTAACCATGTAGAAGTAGCTTCGTGTAGCTGTCAACCTCACCGCTAGCCGACTGGAAATCGTCACTAACGAGAACGTTCCCATCCGCTCCAGTCATGCGTCTGCTTAAACTCAAATTTTACTCAACCTCCAAAGGAAAGTGAACAAGAAAGTTAACGCTAGGAAGTGGGGAAAAATCCCCCACGTAGTAATCAGGTGCCACGCGACCCCGACAGCGTTTAACCCGACCCCTGCCTTGAACCATACCTCCGCCAAATACAATGCTAAGAAAACAAGCAGAGTATCCACTAGGCTGTGAAGTAGACTTCTAAGAAGAAATGCGATCAATGTCATCTTGCACCAACAGCAGTGAGTCGTCGTTTCCTGTTCGCATCGCTGCCGAGGCAAGCTGCGCCACGGTCCTGTTCAAGCAATCGTAGCGCCCAATAAACCACCAGAGAGGCGGGAACGCTTGGTTCTCCTCAATCGTTACATTGTCAAATTCCAAGCCAACATTCGACCAGTAAGCACCCACATCACCTGCATGGTAGTCACTGTCAGCCTTCTTCCCCCTAATTATCCCAGCCGCAACCCCTGTTCCAGCCCAAGGATCAACCGTGTGAACGTAGTTGTAATTGTTCGAATCTGAGTCACCTGCGTCAATGTCAGGGTTCCCGTAAGCCGCGTCACCCGCATCCGTCGTTGCCCCGAGTTGAGTGCGCTTCACAAAGCCGGTTCCCGGGACATCTAGCCTGAAAAGACTGTCCGTCAACGTTAACCCGCGACTGCCAGTGAACACTTTAGTTCTCGCAAGCGGGAAGCCCCGCCAGAAGTCATGTTCTACTTTCACGTTGTAAAGGTTCGTCGTCGTACTCGGATAAGTCAACACAAGCCTAGCGAAGTCGCCTGTGTTCACAATGTAAACGCTTGGAGGAGAAGTGTCTGTGTATATTTCTTGTGTGCCAGATGACGATTTAACTTCACCGTAGGTAGTCGTTCTGTCACTCCACGCTGACTTATCCCAATACTTCACATCCAAACGCCCCTTAACTGAAGATTCGTCGTCGCGGGTTTGCACGTAGAGCAAGCCAGTGTTTATCCACCGCTCGTTCCCAGTGTACCCATCCGTAATCTTATCCGTTGACAGCTCGTAGTCGTGCGTTTCAAACCGAATTGCGGCTTGCGAGGGCGCGCTGACTATGGGAAGAATCCCGTAGGAAGTTCGCAGGAAATAGTCAACCGTCTCGCTCGGAGTTAGACTTGTGCTGTAGATGCCATACGTAGCAGTTGGAGTGTTCACCGCTGTTAAGTCATTTAATCCTGCGCTGTCGTAGTTCGTGGTGCCCGCCCACTCGTTCAAATGCCACAATCCCTTCGTGGTTGAACTTAGAATGCCACGGCCACGCCTGTAATCTAAGAGAACGTTAGCTGCCGAAGTTTGCGCGGCTGGACTGTCAACTTCCACATCCCACAGTTGCCCATCCCAATAGTTCGAGCTTGCGCCATCCGCACCGATTCTAAGAACGTCGGCAGAGGTTAAGGGTGCTGCATTGCCGTTCCCGCTAGTCCACGACCCCGTAGCTAGAACACCGTTCACGTACACAGCCATCGTGCTGCCCGTGCCAAAATTGAACGATGCAAAGACTCGATAGTTCGTGGTTCCCGCCGTTAGTGCCTGTGTACTTGTCGTGTAGACTTGCGCTGTTGGTCCTGAACTTGTATAGTTGAAGACTACAAAACCGGAACTGTTCACGACGACACAGAAGTTGTAATCGTTCGCTCCCGAATTCTTCGTTATGATCGTGTCCGTGCCAGTTGTCGTGTCATGGCGACCCCACGCTTTAATTTCAATAATACCAGTAATGTCAAGGTCTGAAGATACGCCTGAAGCTAATCCCGTGTACTCCGTTGACCCATCAAAATCCAACGCTCCATCCAGTGAGGCTAAAGGAATTTCGAACGTACCCGTTAAACCAAAATCGTTCGAGGTTACTGGAACAGGATAGAATTGCCTGCAACGCCTGAACTTATCCCATCCACCAACCACATACCCTTCAAGCTGCGCACTATACATCTCCGCAGAACCACCAGTCACGGTGCGCTGTCCCATACCCGTCAAACAGCCGAATGCGCGGCCGGTACTGTTCGTGCTCGTAACCCACCTTTGACCTTCCATTAAAATCAGGTACGGTCGCCCAAGCTCCGAATATAATGCTTCAGACTGGGCTTGCGCGGTTTCCGTTCCATCCACAAGCTCCAAGGGTAATGCGAATTGGTCAAACTCGCGGCCTTGCATCAGCACCCCAACATCCCCGCTCGCCGTTTTGGCAGGACGCTTAATCACTGTGGCTGTAGCGTTGAAGCTAGGGGGCTTAGTGAACTCTAACGTGTGCAACCCGAATTTGTAATTAACCATTTCAAGATTCACCTAACAATTTCTTAGCAACCGCATTACTCAACACGTTCATAACAGGACTGTTCCACTCACCGCTTAGAATCTGCCCTGCCACAGCCGCAGCCTCCAAATCACCAGACGGCACAGGCTTACCGCTGCCCATGCGAACTAACCTACGAATAGTCAAATCAACCAAGACCATGAGGATCAGGAGGGATAGGTACAGGAGGGGGTGGTTCAACCCAACTATCAGAGTCCTCATCCCACTCTTCAGTGATTGTCGTCCATTTTCCATTGATCAGTCTGCGAACTGTACGAGTCAAATTGACGCCTTTCTGCCCTTGCATTGGCGCAGGCACCTGCTGAATTGGCGTGTTGTATCCTTGACTGTACGCTGGAGCTCCTCCACCTATGTAAACCATTCTACCATTAGGAAGCCGTGTCCATCCACCAATATTGGGAAGGCCAGCTCCGTAGCCTGCTCGTACCCCAACCTGGTTGGTTCCACCTGTCCATGCTCCCGTTCCCTTGTAAAGTTCCGTTGGGAGTGATGATGGAATAACAGACTCGGGCATCACCATGCGAGGACCCACTACAGGTTGTGTTTGTCCCGGGTGTGTTGCTATCCACGCCGTCTTCTGAGCGTAATCCCATGATTCCCAACCAGTAGGTTTACCCTGCCATCCACCACCTACACCGTAGAGTTGGCCGCGTAGTCCAGCAGTAAAAGTCACATCCGTACTAATTCCCCCCGCGTAGGGTGTATAGAGCAATATTGGTGGACCAAGGTAGCCGGATGGTGAACCGTAGATTTGCCCAGTATCAGGATCAACGGTGAACGTGTAGCCAGGGTATATGACTTCTAGTTGACTAATGGCTTGGGCTGCTGTTATTGTTCCGGCCATTAGGCCGCTGATTATTGGCTTTACGCTAGCAGTCTGCCATTGTGCGTACCTCTTCCAATAGTCTGGTTGATAACGGGAAATATCCGCAGGATTGGGCTGCCATCTTGATGGTTGGTAAGGGGTATAGTCGTAGGGGTGTGGTTGCCATCTAGACGGATAATCTGAAGGGTATTTCCACCTATACTCTAAGCCCGCGAATTTTCCGACTATGTTTGCTGCGTACCCTGCTGCAAGACGCTGAAGCATTTCATCCCTTGAAACACGTCCTGCTTGGTATCCTGGGTAGGTTACATCCCACATGGACCATGCATATCCCACTTCTGAAACTGCTCCACCGTACCTTGCTCCTGCACCGCGACGCTGCTGGGTGCCCAGCCAGTTCTTCATAAATTCGTTGGGTTGCCCGTCAGTAGTGGGTTTCTGATAGAACATTGACTGTGTTGGGTCAACGTTCGGTTCCATGAATAGCCCGCCGCCGTAGAATGGTGCGTTAGGATCGGCTGGGTAAAGTTGCTGTAGTCCCCCACCGATGGTGATTGGTGGTCCGCCCCAAGGAGGTTGCCAAGACCATAATGGGCCTCCTGCTTGTTGTGCTAGTTGTTGTCCTTGCTGTACTGCTTGCTGACCTAGCGGTGTTCCGTAGAACGCTGATTCAAGAATTCCAACACCCAACGCTGCACCATACGCCCATCCTACACCACCAGCAATCGGTCCTAGCGGAGCTAACCTAAGACCAGTAGAGGTAGCAAGGCGTTTGAGACTTTCCGATGCTGCCCAATTCCAAACACGGCCCGAAATTCTTGGCCCATATTTCATGAAGAGTCCTGAACCAATAAGTGCCCCAACAGGCGTACCGATAGTCTCTGCAATGTCAGGGTTTTCCATAGCGGTAATTATCTGTCCGATTAGACTTGTTACTGGTCCACCATATGTAGTTAGTTCTGCACCAAATCCTTTAGGAATGTACGGACTAATTGCCCTAGCAAGAGGTCCACCAAGTTCAGCTCCAGCATACCAGCCAGCTATACCCCAAGTTAGTCTTGATGCAACGTCACCGAAAGATGGTACATCACCTCTCCAAGGAACGAATCCTTCCTCTCCAGTTACAGGATTTCTATACCAAACCCCTCTTAGTCCCGGTCCATACGCATTTGAATTTGTGGGAACCATACCCTTAGACAAGAGCTTTCGGGTAATGCCTCGGAGTGGGGTTTCAACATATTGCATAATCTGACGCTCATTAAACTGAGACAAGCTAGACATACTGCTAATTCCCATTTCATCAAGAATAGCCAAACCAACGGTTTGACGCGCGTATGCAAGTGATGGGAACATCGCTTGACCAGCCGAACTCATGATTCTAGAACCTTTAACAAGCCCCCAAGTCTGCGGTCCCCAAGCCCCACGCACGGAACCACTCTCAAAGTAGCCAGTTGCCTCCCAACTTACTGATCCCCAACCACTTGGAGTTCCCCCCATTCTTGATGCAAACGCACTATTCTTCAGAGCCATATATAGACCGGCTCCGGCGAGCCCCCAACCAATCACCTCTTGCTCAATGAATGATTGCTGCTCCGGTGGGGTTAGAGGTATACCCCACATCTGGCGGACTGAAAGCGTAGCGAGTGGTGCCATTCCAATACCCATCCCAGCCTGTAGAAAACTTACACCTAACATGCCTCCAGCATTGGCTCTTGTTACGCCTCCTAGAAGGAACCATCCTGCGACTTGAAGCCCAGTCCATTCACCTAAACCACTGATAAGCGAACTCGTTAAGTCCGGCATTTGCCCCGGCCAGAATGTTGGGGAAGGACCAAACGGAGTTCCTTGGTAAGTTCCCCCAGTAATAATCTTCTGCATCACATTCGTCGGGTCAGCTGCGTATGCGGCTTGAACATATGGAGCCATCGCTGCCCCCGCAGCTATCTGTTGTCCAGCTGAGTAGAACGGAAAGCCTAATGCTCGGATCGTCCAGAGTTCAGGATTAAAGTAACTGCCAATGCGAATAGCACTCCACGCCTCCTGAATTGGAGTAAAATTCTGCTGGAAGTTATAGTACGCTGCCCGCGCCTGCCATAATGACTGTTGAGATATGCTGTAACCTAAATCTCCCCACGCTCGCCCTCCGTAGCCAGCAGCCGTTTGAAGCGCCGCCTGATACCTCGCTTGATACCCATACCCTCCAGGGTCTAGACCGTATGGAGTAAGCCAACCCGCAGTGAACGCCCGAGTAAACATTCCACCAGCGTATAATGGTGCGAGTCCTGCGGGACTTAGAAATCCGAAGTAGCCCGTGAGTCGCATTTGTTGAACCCAGTCAGGTGCAGCACCAGCAAAGTTCTGTTCGCTCACCCATTCAGCCGGAGCAACGCCAAGTTCCACTAGCATTTGTTGAATGTCAAGAGGTAAATCCTGAAACCATTCCGGTACTTCGTCGGGGTTGAACGGGTTCTGGCTCATTTCGGTTTCTTCCTATGCAACCAATTATCCAGCAAGTCCTCTAGGTCGCCTGCTGGTATGCTGCCAACGTCAAGGGTGAAAATGGGGGATTGAAAAAGAAGGTTTAACTGCTCTACCGTCTTGGCGAGGTCGTAGACCCTTTGAAAAGTTCGCTTACGCCTTTTGGGGCGTGTAACCTGTGGAATTCAACGAGAAGACGGCCGTATGTTGGGCGGTCCATTGTTCCCAGTTCGTCTTCGCTGATGCCTGTGCTTGCTGAGACTAGGCGGCGGTTTGCTAGGTTCTGCGTGTCCGCGTTATCCATGACGGTGTCGAATTCTAAGGCTGATAAAATGCGGAAAAGAAAGTCTTTACCGTCCAAACTGATTTTGATTGGTTCCGTGTGTTTTTCCCCTCGCACTATCCGGCTATGCTAATGCTTCGAACTGCGCCTGCCATGCCGAGTGTTGCAGGTCTTGAAGGCATGAACGGTAACTGGTTTATGCCATAGAAGTAAAGTCCGGTCAATGTTGCTGTGCGTCCTGTGGCGAAGGTGATTACACCCGTGCCAACAGTGTTCAGGAAGGGACGATAAGTTTCAAGGTCCGTGTCGTAAGGTGCCACCACAAAATCAATAGTGCGCCTTGTACTGTTGAATTTGGCAACGTTCTGTTCACCTGCTAGTGGAACTGGTGCTACGCCTTGGTTCACTTGTAATCCTAACGTTGCAATGTACCAGGGTGTTCCGTTGAAGGTGAATAAGGCTCCTGATCCGAGGGTGTGCGGGTTGAGTACGGGGTCTGCGGCGGCTCCCGGCCATTCAGTGAAGTAGATTCCTGTTGTTGCTGCGCCTGTGATGGTTGCTGGTTTATGGGCTAAGGTGACTTGTACCTGCCATGAAGCTAACCCTGGGGCAACGGCTATGTTGTCTATGCGGGCTCCGCTTACACGCCAATACTTCACTTGTGCATCGTCGGGTGAGTAGATTCTTCCGACGTATGCGTGGCTCCAATATACACCGCTTGTGCTTGCGCTGCCTAAGTTAATTGCATCCTTCAAATATGCGACTCCGCTTGCGGTGAGGTCGAACATGAACGAGGATGAGTCTGCGCGGCCGGCAGTGATGAAGTCTGCGAGGTCAGGGCTGCCGATAGCTTGGACGGGGTAGGGTGCGTACATTTCCTGGTGTACTGCTCTGAGTTCGGGGGCTACGAACCTGTAGGTGCCTGTGGGTAAAGTGCCTTCCACACGTTCCTGTAAGTATTGTATGCCTGAAACGTCAAGGCCGAAAATAGGATTCACCATGTGTTAATTCACCTCGTTTCTAGGAATTTCTTGTGTTTGTCGCGCTCGCTACTGTTGTGTTCTCCGGGGCATCCAGTTTGACAGTGTCCGTCTTTCCCTACTTCTAGGCTGCAGAACGGGCATGTTTCTTTCTTCATTTTATCCTCTTCTCCAAAAGCATTCAATGACAACTTCATTCCCGCGATACGGCTCCTGCAAGTTTCCGCTTCTCGGACTACGGGGGGCAATCGTTATTCTTTCAATTCCTGATGCTGCCGCCCGATTTTCCCGAACTATCCGGTCTACTTCTTCACTCATCTCCCACATTCTATCGTTCACTCCGCTTACATCCGGCATTAAGGGTTGAATGAAGACTTCCTGCACAACCCATGTCAGGACGCCTTTCGGTAGACCTTCTTCATGTGTGAAACGTCTGCCTTTTTGAATTAGAACCGTAGGCCTATTGGTTTGAGGGGTAGACCTGCGCTCAACAACGAAATCCACCTTATTCAAGGCAAGTTCCCCTGTCAACGTCCACTTACTAGAATTATTCAGTAAATCATGTATGGATCGTGAAGGGTTAGGTTTACTCATGCTCGTAACACTCCGAAAGCCTTCTCTAAGTCACGGTCTACCGCGTTCAAACTGGACACTTCCTCAAGATTATCAATAATCAAGAATGGGTTAACCGTCATCCTGTAGCCAATTATCGAATTATGAACCGTGCATAACGTTCGCAGGTTTGAGAGGCTGTTATCGTGACTTTGACTCCAAGGAATGATGTGGTCAACAATCAAACCTTTTCCACGCCCATCCGTTCCGCGGCCTACGTCTTCACCCTGTCGGTTTATGCACCCGTTCGGGTAGAATATGCATTGATGCCGGTCACGTTCTAGTACGCGTTGGCGTAGTTCCTCCCATGCTGCTCGTGTGAGTCCATGGGTTAGCGGAATCCGCTTCTTGAAGGGTTTGAAGGACAAACGTAACAGCCACCATCAAGGAGAAGTGAAAAGTGGCGTCGGAGAGCCGTAGCCATAGTCAGTGAGCGTGTCTGCGATGTACTTGTCCCATTTGGCTACTACACCGAGAAGGCTTACTCGCTTCTCCCCGTCTGCTTGGGCGGTAGGTAACCCTGAGCCAATATCACTTAGAACCATGTACTTGCAGAGTTGAACAATAACCTCGTCCGACGCGCTTTGGGATCCTATCTTTTTGTCTATGGTTGCGCTGGCAGCTTGAATTTTCTTTCGAATATCTTCAGGTGCATAGTCTCGTAATTTGAGAAGACTGTTCGCGTTCATATCTCCAACCACATCGTAATACGTGCAATACTCGTTCATTACGGGCGTGGATGAAAACGGCATTACTAGAATTTCCCAACCTGAAACCGTACTCTGCGCCGTACCTGAAGTTAAGATAAGTCGTGCAGGGAATCGACCGCCAGTATCCGTATCCGTCCCAGTAACAGTGTACTTGCATGTTCCATCGGCTCCAGTGATTACCGTGATTGAGCCGCTGACCATGTATGTAGTTCCAGAATCACTACTGAATGCTATAACACGACCACCCCAACCAGTCAAATCTTTCAAAGATGCATCGGGATTCTTCACGGTGAAACGTATGAAGTCTCCTGTATCGTCCTTGTTCAATTCCACCTTCTCACGTGTACGTCCCACAGTGAGCACTATGTCATCGAACATTCAGAACCTCTCCTAACTTCTCCTTCAAATATTCCAAATTACCATGTTCAAGAATTGCAGGTTGACAGCCGACTAGGAAACCGTTCTGCGACGCTTCCGCAACAGGCCAAGCACCACGATGGTTGTAAAGTGGAAGTTTAGGCAGCACAGGCATAGTGGGACGGGTTTCTACCTGAAACTCCTTCTGCAACCGCAAGCTTGCTTCATGCATGTTCACTGACCGGTTCCAGTTTACAATCCAGAAGTACCAAGGCACCTCGTCATTCGACGGCTTGAACGAATCATACCGTGCGTCGCCCTTCAGAGCAGAGTGAAGCTCGAGAGCAATCTTCTTCCGCGCGTCAATGAATCTTTGGATCTTCCCAAACTGCGCCAAACCAATTGAGGCTTGTAGGTCGGTCATTTTAGCATTCCTGCCAAGGTGATCGTAATGCCAAGACTCGTGATATTGACTTCGCGTGCGCCCGTGATTCACGTACTCACGGCAGTATTGGGCTAGTTGCTCGTTGTCTGTGACTACCATACCGCCTTCACCGGTGGTTATGAGCTTGTTCACGTAGAACGAAACCGACGCAGCCACACCGAAAGAACCCAGCTTCTTGCCTTGATACTCAGAGCCGAGTGCAACACAGGCATCCTCAAGTAGTGGCTTTTTGAATTTAAGCATCCAATCCCAATTCTCAGGGTACGAACCATACTCGTGAACCATTAAGATTATTGAATCGAAGTCCCCTTGCCAACTATCCATCTGCTCCGTATCCAAACACAACTTACTGTCGAGATCGTAGAAGTGTGGGATAGCCCTGAGAAATAGGGCGGGATTAGACACGGCTACGCTTGAACAAGCAGGAAACGCCACGTACACGCTTCCTCCAAGCCAAGTCATAGTATTAGCATTCGGCTGAAGCAACGCTGCAAGCATAGCCTCATTCGCACACGTCCCCGAATGGCACCCCACAGCATACTTGCGTCCAAGGTAGGCTGCGATTTTATCTTCAAACTCTGTGACGCGTTCGCCTTGGCTTATGCGCCCGCTCACAACGCAATCTGAGACAGCTTTCCGTTCCTCTTCCCCTAGTAAGGGTTCCGCGATTGGGATTCGCCAGTTCACTTTCCTTTCTCCAACTCAATTAATTCCGCTGGACGGTAGCCGAGTTCAGCGTAAAGTTTCGCGTACACCTCACGGTCACGGTACTGAGTCCAAGCGTTCGGGGTCATGTAAGTGGCGACTGCTCCGAGAACCGTCCCGAAACCCCTACCACGATAAGCCACGTCAACTAGAAGATGGGCAAGTTGTCCGTCACCTAGATGTGCGAATGCCCCAATTAGTTTGCTGTAGTAGAACATTAGGAGAACTTCAGTTCCCTTCGGGCATATGCCCGCCTCAGATTGGTTGCCTTTGTATAGTTGTACGTAGGCATCGTAGTCTTCGTCAGTCATGGCTCTGAAGGTAATTCCGTAGTTCAGGTCTTTCACGATTAAGTTTGAGAGGCTCATTTGAACTCTCTCAAAATTTGTTCCACCCGTTTCTCAGAGGTATGTTCAGTCAATACTCGTTTTCTCGCTCGTTCGATGACTCCCAAGCGTTCCTTGTCATTAGCAAGGTAACGCTTAACCACTTCCAGAAGTGAACTGTCACTGGTTCGGTCATAGATGGCAACTTCGTCCGCTGCAAACCTTTCAAGCACCTCCGGAAAATAGTCTGTCACCATGAACCCACCCGCGGCGGGGATTTCGTACATTTTCGTGTTCAACGCGCCAAGGTCAACCATGCTTTGCTGGTGAATGTTCAGGTTCACTTTTGAGTCATGCCATAGTGCGACGCAACTTGAATACTCACGCAAGCGACCGCTATTTTGAATCCCCCACTGGTCCCCGTACACTTGCACATCGATTCCCGCCTGCCTCAACTGGGTTATCCGTTCTTCTCGACCTTCGTAACGCGTGCCAAGGAAGCTAACCTCACGGGGGATTGGTACGTAGAAGTCTCCCGCACTCTCCGTGTAGAGGGCTGGTTCCACGTAGAAGGCTAACTCGTGAACATGCTTGTGTCGTTTCTTGTAGTCATCTATAAGGCCGGGGCTAGGAGTCCAAATATGCGTGAACGGCTTCTGAAACAGTTCTGGGTGGGCGTGGTCGTCTATCGTCCAGCAACCAGTGTTAATGCCAACTTCATTCAAGCTCTGAATGGTTTCCGCTTTCACGGACTCGGCTTTCATGAACAGAACTGAGTCAATGTCCAGAAGTTTGACGGTTTTCAGAATCTTCTCATCAAGACTGTTCGCGACGGAACGGTAATCGAACGGGTAAACAGTAGCCTCCCGCTCTAGGTATGGAACTAGCCACCTCTCGAAATCCTCCGGATTCCTAAGACAAGCTATGTAGAGTAACTTCATTCAACTAGTTCCCTGAGAATGTGATTCGCCGCTTGATTGTTCATGTCAGCTACGCGGTGGATCATGCGTTTCACATGGTCAACGTAGTGTTGCGGGTTTTGCGCGACGGTTAGAATCTTCTCAGCGATGTATTCGGGTGAGTCGAAGCGTCCAACCACTAGGTTCCGGTTGAGTTTCGTGTGAGGCAGCCAATCTACAACGTTCGACATGATGCATGGAACGCCCATTGCCATGCTTGACATTGCAGCATAGCAGCAAACATCAGCGTAGTTCACTTGCAAGGTACAAGCCATTGATGCAACAAGCTTGTAGTAGTCGCCCTTGTCTGGAATGAAGTCGAGGTCTGTGAACTCGTTAAATTCTAAAACTTGGTTTAAGTAGAATTTGTGAATTGGCTGCAATTTATTGATGAATAGTCGAAGTTTTGGCTCTTGTTTTTTCGCTAGAAACATCGCGGTAAGCTGGTTTATGACGTTCTTGTAGTTCATCTTCGAATTGAAAAAGCCGACGTGATACGGAACATGCTTTACATCCTTGAAGTGTTCATATTTAGCTAGGTCTAGTGGGAATGGAAGGAGAAAGAGTTTTGGAAATCCCGCGGCATGAAGTGGATAGTATATTTTGCGGCCTCCAACAAACAAGTAGTCAAGCGCACCAGCTTTAACCATCTCTTTAAGCGTAACTAAAAACTGTAATTCAATCCCATTCTGAACAAGATCGCTTTGACCGAGACTTGATGTAAACCATATTGCAATCTTAGTCTTCGGATTCTTTTCCTTTATCGCGTGTACAAGTCCTTGGTATTGTTGAACGTAGGCACCGAGAATTATCAAGTCTGCGTCGGCGAAAGCTGCTAAATCTTGGATCTCACTGACGGGTGGTACAACACCTTCTACGATTGCTGAGAGGTTTTTGAGGGCGGATTTCGTACCTTCCATGCCGTCTGGAACGAACGTGTTGATTTTCAGATGTCTCCAACCTCAACGAGTTTATCCATTAATTTCATCACTAAATCTTCAGCCGAATGTTTCTCAGTGTTCAGAGTGATAAATGGATGTTCAGGCACATCATATTGATGTACGCGTTGGTTTCCCATTCCAGTAACTTCAGTAAGTTCACCTGCAAGCGCCTTACGATACACCCCTCTCGGGTCGCGTCTAACGCATTCTTCAAGTGAGCATTCCACGTAAATTTCACGGAACTTACCAACTTCTTGCCTAGCGGCTTCTCTTATCTCCCAGTATGGAGATATTTTACACACGATAGTTATGATGTTGTTAGCCTCTAGAAGTTGCACTATTTTCGCGATTTGTCTACCACTATTTATTGCTCCTTGCTCACTATGATCGTTGTCAACGAGAAGGTTTCTGATTTCGTCGCCATCGAGCAGGGTTACTTTGAGGTTTCTTTCCTCCAATTTCTGTTTTAGGAGAATTGCCAACGTGGTTTTTCCAGACCCAGAGAGCCCAGTGAACCAGACGACGAATGCCATTCAGTCACCCAACACTGAGGGGCAATAGGTGCTTATCTTCAATCGACCAAAATCCCCAATCGCGCCCGTTCTTCAGGCCAACCATAGTGACAGGGGCAATCACACCTTTTGGAGAAAAACCAGTCGAGAAATCCCCAACGTCTGCATGGTTTACGGTTTTTGTGATAAGTACAATTAACCCATAGTGGTCCGGTAGTTGGCATCACTTCAACACCTCAACATACCTTTGCGCTAGTCGCGTGTTGTTGTAGGTTGCTGCAATCCATTCAGGACCACGTGTTCGACTAGGAGGATTCTTGATCATGTTCACGATTGCTTCCCGCATGGCTTCAGGATTGTTCTGCGGCACTAAATGAAGTAGGGGGCATTGTCCCCAGATTTCAGGAATGGAACCCGCATTCGTGCTGATTACGGGTAGTCCGCAGGCGAGCATTTCCCCAATCACGTAGCAGCATTGCTCCTTCCAACCCACCATGTCTCTGCTGCCGATTACCCCTACACTTGAACTGCACATGAGTTCCGGCAGTTTTTCGTAGGGGGTAAGACCGTCATTCACGTAAAGGTCCATGTCTCTTGTGGCTTCACGGATTGTCTCTAACCCCTTCCCCGGTGTTTGCCGTCCCACGTAGAGAACTTGATGTTTCAGTTGGGCTGTGACGGGTTTGAACGTGTCGGTGTCAATTCCAGTTTCAAGCAAATTCACGATTGGACGTTTTGTTCTGGGTTTGGTGATGTGTTCTGCTTCCTTGTTGCCGCAGATTAGCAGGTTTGCTTCTTTCAGGATTGTTCGCTCAATCTCCCGCATTCCTTCAGGAAGAGAATCATCAATGGGTAAGTTTTCCCAGCGGAAGAACGCTGATTTAATCTTATGAATTTTCGCGATTTGCAGGTTAATGAACGATTGCTGCCGCCAGAACTCGGTCATGCTAACGATCCAGTCAGGTTTAAACTTGACAATGTGAGGTTCAACGTTCATCATGTATCGTCCGATGTCTCCGGCGTAGAGGGTTTCAACCGGAGTAACGTACTGGGAATTCGCCACTTCACTATGCCAACGCTCAGGCGCAAGCACTTGAACCTCTGCAAGTCCAAGGTCGTTCATCTTCTTCCAAAGAAGATACTGTCTAGCCGAAATCTGATCATGTCCAACCACGGAAATTTTCACTATCTCACCCATGCGTACCCGTCAGTTGCCCCAATTCTAATTACGCGGTCGCAGTCGGGGCATATCTCAGCTTTCACATGGATGTATCGTGGAGTACTGTTCTTTTTGCCACAGTCTTTACATGACCCCATTAACTCGTTGATTCTTCCCGTTGATTCGTAGATTGGGGTAAGAATGTTCTTGAGGGATTCTAGGAATTCCTTACGCTTCAACTCCAACCCCTTTTTTCTCACCTTCGTATCTAGCCTCATAACGCGCCAGCTTTCTGAATTTTAGAAAAGATAAGGCGAGCACTAATGCGCCCTCATCCATCGTGTCTAGTGATAGGTTGTTAAACAGGCCGTGAAGGAAACAAGCCAGTCGCTCGCCAGGGGCATTAATTAGTCGTCGAACTGGAAAATTTGTTGTGCCGAAGAGAGCTAACTGTGAGGCGAGACAATAACCATTGATTACTTCCAATTTCTCGGGATATGGCTGAACTCGGTGCCTAATTTTGAGTTGCCGCGTCAACGTGGAGATTTCAAGACATCTTACACGGATGGATAGGTGATTGCCGTAGAAACAGAAATTGAATTTATCAACGCTTTTTTTAACCAACCATTGTTTGACTAGCGGCTGTAGACGTTCATAAAACATCCGTCGTTGCTCATGTGGTTTGCATGGAATAATTATGTTGAACCATTTTCTTTTTACCAATTTAATTTAGCTCCATCCCCCAGTCGGCTTCGACATGCCTGTTCGCTTAATGTACGCTTCCACTTTCGGAACCGTGTGCAGTATTCCCTGTTCATGGGTATATTTAGGTTTCCATCCGAGGACTTCCCGGGCTTGCTGGTTTGAGCCGACAAGAATTGGAATGTCGGTGGGGCGTTTGAAGGTGCTGTTGAACCTGATTTCCCCAGTGTACCCCATGAGGTCGGCAATCTTATGCACCCAATCCCTGATTGTGATTCCTGTTCCTGTGCAAATGTTCATCTCCATACCTGTTAATGTCCTATGTACTATTGTCATGTACGCGTCTATGCTGTCCTCAACGTAGAGGAAATCTCTGATTGCGTCTGGGTCGCCTAGTTCTACAGTGGGGCTGGTGAGCATTTGGCTGATTGTTCGCTCAGTCACACGTCTTACGCTGTCTCGTTCTCCGTAGGTGTTGAAGTTGCGAATTATGAAGTAGGGAAAACCGTAAGCTAAGTGCAGATACTTCGCGTACAAGTCTGCCGCATGTTTCGCAATGGCGTATGTGAGGTGTGGTTTCTTCTCAGCCGATTCCTTGATTGGGAACTTGTCTTGGTAGCCGTACACTTCGCTTGTTGAGGCTTGAATGAACTGTTTCAGATGCTTACATTTGGTCCGTGCGGCTTCCATCAAGTTAATCGCGGCAACGTAGTCGGTGCTTGTTACTTCAAGGTAGTGGTCGAAGCTGTACGCGACAAGGCTTTGAGCGGCTAGGTTGATTACGATTTCTGGTTGAATTTCCTCAACTTGTCGTGTTACCGCGTCGAAGTCTGTTAGGTCTAGGTTGATGAGTCTGCCGAAGTTAATTGGAACATCACGCTTCGAAATGTGGCGAACGAAGCAAGTAACCTCATGACCTTCAGCGACAAGTCGGGGGCCAAGATACCCACCAATAAAACCTGACGCGCCAGTGAGAAGGATCCGGCTCACTTCAATTCCTCGTAAATCTTAAGAATTTGGTCAGCCGCTTTCTCAACGTTGAACGTTTCCTTCGCCCACACCTTGTTCTCCTTTGCGAGCTTAACCGCTTCCTGCCGGTCTTGGAATACGGTTAGGATGGCTTCAGCCCAATCTTCCGGTTTCTGAAGTAGCGGAATCTTACCCTCAGAGAGCTCAGGAATGGAGCCGACAGCGCTGCATAGGACTGGTGCGCCAACAGTCATCGCCTCCGCCCAAACGAGGCCGAATGCTTCCGCAAGCCTACTAGGAAAAGCCACCAACCCAGCGTTCACATACTCAAACACTAATTGCTCGGCGGGAACAGGATGGAATAGTTGAACGTGATCACCAACTTTGAGTTTGCGGGATTCGAGAACTATGCCTTCAGGTGGTCCTCCAGCAAAACATTTCAACATAACATCGGGAATTTCTTCAAGAATTTTAGGGAGCGCACGTATGAGGCTGTAGACTCCTTTGCCGGGGGTTAGGTTGCCGCAGAACAGGATTGTGTTAGCGGTGTATCCTGACCAGAAGAAATCGCGGAAGTAGGGGTTAATCCAAGGGGTTACTTTACGCCATTTCCCTTTCAGAACATCATGGGCTTCTAGAGTGTCGATGAAATATTGGCTTGGTGCAATGCCTAACGTTGCGTGTTCTAGGATTGCTGTTTCGCTTGCTAGAACATGGCGCTCGTAGGTTCCAACATCAGACTTGTACGGGTCACTGCACTTGCATGGCTCCACATCTGGACTTAACCCGTTAAACAGGAAGCGTCTGACGCAGATTGAGCAGAAATCGTGAGCGTAGTACACTGAAAGGATCTTGGCGTGTTCTGCGGCTAGGATGGCTCCGTTGCCTACGTTCTGGTAATTATGCTGCTGTACGATGTCTATTTTGTCTCGTTCAATGATTTTGCTCGCGATGGTCCTGCTCATGTTGCTGGTGGTCTTGTAAACTGTGTAGTCGCCGTAGTCATGTCCAGAGCCAGGTTCACCGAACACTAGGAAACTTGTTTTATGTCCGCGTTTACGGAACTCTGCTGCGAGTGCTAAAATGCGCTGCTCGGTTCCACCCACCGCTTCTAAGTAAGGATTACAAATTAGGACGTTCAAGCCATTGGATTCCTGCTAAGACTTTTCTTCTGATAAGTTCGGGGATGTCGTAAGCCATGTCTACGCAATAGTAGGGATTGTGGAAACAGTAGTGTCCGTACCGCTTGTCGCGGTGGCACTCACATTCCTCAATCAACCACGTACGCCGACCCATGCGAAGCCTGATACGGCTGTGCCAGCGGTAATGTCAATTCTTAAGCCGACTCTGCTGAGTGAGAAGCCTGTGTCAATGTTAATGCCGGTTGCGGTTACTGTGGCGACGGTTCCTGATTGCTGCACATACCAGCCTGTTGCACCTTCATTCACGTCGTTGCTGACTTCAACCCGCCAGTTGATGCCTGAAACTGTTCCAGCATTGTAGACTATGTAACTCATCCGCTGCTTATCGGTTGCACATGTGAAAGTGTTTGAGTACGCGTACGCGTAGTCGTCGCAGAGTATTCCTGTTGCGAACGCTCCAGTAGGGGCAGTTAACGATACTATTGTCATTTCAATTCACCACCTAAATGTTCCTTGTTAGGAACTCGCTGAACTCCTTCCCGATTTTAGGCCAGTTGTAGTTTTCAACCATGTGTTTTCTCGCATCCTCACCATATTTCCGTTTCAAGTCAGCATCACGCTTCAACGATAGGATTGCTTCAGCCGCCTCATCCACGTCGATAAGAGCTCTATCTACGCCTGCGCCGCAAATCGTGTACGTTTCCGGCTTCACTAGGCATCCGTGGCCTTCCACTAGCTCACGGCTTGTTGAGTAATCCGTGATTACGTTAGGTACTCCTGCCGCTTGAGATTCAGCCGTGCTTAATCCGAAGCCTTCTCCACCAGTCGCAGAGAAGTGGCAGTCGAACGCGTTGTAAATGTCATTCAACTTAGTTTGCGGTACGCCAACCATGTAGTTCACGTAGCCAGGTGTCTGAAACACTTTTCCTTCAAGTCCGTTTCTTTGAAGTAGGTAGGGTATGTTCCAACCGTTCGATTCGACGGGTTCCGCGTAGTCGCAGTGTAACCACCCTAACACGTCAGGGTCTTTCCTGTTTGCGATTGCGAGGGCTTGTACCCAGCGGTCGAACATTTTCCTTTGCTGATTACGATTCACTTGCCCCACAATGAACTTCTTTTCAATGTCTGGGATGCCCCAGAAGTCAGCGAACACTTTCCGAGCAGCCATGCGCTCTGCTTCAGTTATAGGATGGAAGATTTCACTGTCAACGCCGTGTGAAATGTACTTAACGTTCTCAATTCCAACTTTCCTGCATTCTTCAATGCCGAACTTGCTGAAGCACACTTTCAAATCCGTGTGGCGAATGAAGTTCTGTAGCTGCGTGGTTACAGGCGTTCCGTCTATTGGGAACCAGTGACAGTAAGGAACAACTCGAGGGAAGTTGAGAACGTAATGGGTCATGTGAAAATCGGAGAGGGCAAGTAGAACGTTGGGTTGCACAGTCATCAAATGGTGTCCAAGAGCTGCTCCGCCGAAGTGGTGTCCTCCGAAGTTCTGAAGCATCGTGAACTTGTCATGTTTCTGTAAGCGGTCGTGGTCTCCGTACCATTGCCAGCCTAAATAGAAACATTCATGGCCTAATGTGCCGAGTTGAGTCATCAACCCGTTCATAGCCGTACCGAACCCGGATGGTACGTTCGGACTGTCGCTCATTCCAAGAATACGCAAATCAGTTTCTCCATGATGGTTTCGGGTTAAGCAAGTCGAAAAGTGTGACGGCTCGTTTGCGAAGTTTCTCAGCTTGAGCGGGGAAATTGTTCTGGTACGCGTACAATGAGGCTGTTAGGTACTCGGCGGTTCGCATCGCTAGGAAATCCCCGGACGCCCATGTTCGCCCTGTGAAATAGTTAATTGCGCCGCACACGCGACCTCGGAAGGCGTGAATGTCGGGACCATTATAATTCACAGGGTAATCTAGTTTTTCCAGTATCCCCGTGGTGTCAATGAATGTTTGGGTCATGTTGCCCCCCAAAAATCGTAGAATCCGTATTCGTCACGGTCAGTTTGATACTCAGGATCGTCGCCCTTGTTGTACTTCGTCCCGCCTTTCTTTTCAGGGCCTAGCTTGCTCTTAATCTTCTTACGCCTAGACTCCCGTTCAAGGCCTTTAGTTTGGTCGTTCAGGAAGGCTTTCCAAAGTGTTTTGCCTTGGCTTGCCCGTTCCTTCATATCCAAATGCTTCTCATAATTCATTGGCATACATAATCAACTCGTGATGATTTTGAACCCGAATGAAAATAACGGGTGTAGAAAAGAAAAATAGACACCCTATTGAGGTGTCTAAAGTGCTTTGTCCTTAAACTCGCGGTAGTACGTCTTGTGCTGAAGTCCTGTTACCCAGACGACGGCGCTTGGCTGAACATTCATCACGTTGAAGCGTTGAGTGAAGGCGAAGCCTTGCACGTCATATTCGGGGTCGTCGATGCGTTTGAGTTCTAGCGGGCGCTTGTTCAGGAAGGCGAACGGGTTCTGCCCAGCATCCCACATGATAGCTACACCGCTACCCAAGTGTCGGCTGCCAGAGTACGCGAGGTGTTTTGACTGCCACCAGCGAAGTCCGTAGGCGGTTCCTACGAGTCCGTTCTGTCCCACGAGGGGCGTGTTGCCTTGCTGCATTTGTACGCTTGGAGCGAACCATGCCGCGGCACGTATGCCCACGTAATAGTTCGGGTGCAGTATGATGTCCGTTGCGGTGCCCTCGTTGGTTTCAAGTGCGCCAATCATAGTCACTACGTCGTCGGGGATTGTGAACCCTGACGCTGCTAGTGCTGGGGAGCGTTCGATGAGTCTTGCGCTGTTGATTCCTGAACCTATTGGGAAGACTCCGGATTCCTTGGTCATGCCGATTCCGCAGGCGCGGTCAATGTACCGAGCCATCTTGAAGGTTGCTCGGTCCAGTTGCCGTGCGGCTTCGTCATATTTGCTGTCCTCAATGAGTTCGTTCATTATCTTCGGGCGTATGCCTATTTTGCGGACTTTCAGCGTGATTTCGCTAGTGAAGGGTTCTTCGCTTTCCGGTATCTGTGCTCCAGGTGAAACTTCAGCAACATCCATAGTGTCTGTAGTGGCAAACTGGTAGGTTACTGTGTCCCCTCCAATGTTCAAGAGTTGATTGTCCAAGTAGAAGCCGGGTAGCTTCGCGAGGACAAGTTTCTGGTCGATGGCTTTGATGACTGCCTTGTTCATGACTTCAGGTATTACTAGGTCAGTGTTGGTTGAGCTGTCTACGCCAATTAACTTTCTTAGTTGTCTCATGGCTGTCAACTCAGTCTAGGTCGATGAGGATTTGGTCGCCGTCTGCGCCTGCTTGACATGCGTATCCTGCAATTTTGAACACGCCGAGTGCGAATGTGCTGTATGCTGCACCTGACACGGCTGCAACAGATGCGGCCGTTTTGAAGGCTGCGGCACCCGCTACGCCAGTGACAACAAGGGGGTCTCCCCCTTCAACTGTGCCAGTAACGTAAGATTTGACCATGCCTCTACGCTGTACTGAAAGATTGTTGTCGTCGGTTCCGCTTGCTAGGGCGACTCCGATGAACGTGTTAGGTACAACGACGATTTGATGTACTTCCATGTTACCAGTAATGCATACGGGTCTGTTCGGTACAACTCCAACGCTGCCGGTTACTGTGAAGACGTGTGTTAAGCCGTCGTCGAAGACGTTGATTACGCTTGCTTTTTGGTCTACCAAATGTTATCTATCTCCAAAATTTTAGTTGAATAGCAGGTCATAGTTGATCGCCGCTACTCCTTCTTTCTCTTCCCTTTCGGGTAAAGGTACTCTAGTATCGTTGCGTATCCTGCAATCGGATTCTTGGTAACTTCATCAATCGCGTCCAGAACCTCTTGAGGCAAATCGTCTGTGTCAACTTGTTCTTGGTTTACGGTTGCCGCTGGAGTTTTATCTGATGAGAAGGGGGGAGGGGGTGGTCTGTTCTTCAGTTCTTCAGCTTTCTGTTCTTCAGGGGTGAGTTTCTTCTTTTCTGGTGGGGTTTTGAGTTTTGCTAGTTCCGCTTCAAGTTCCTTCACGCGTTCCTCAGGGGTCTTCTCCAAGGATAGTTTTTCCTCCTTCGTTTCGGGAGGTTTCACAGTGGTTTTCTCTGCGAGTTTCTCATCAACCCGCTTACCTATCTCCTGGTCTATGAAGTCCGCGATGCCCGCGAGCTTCTCATCTTCTTTGGCTTCTTTTTCTTCACGTTTGGCTACGAGCCCTTTCAGTTTCTCCGCGATTTTGCTGGTGAGCTTGTCTTCGGAGGCTGGGTCTAATTCTACTGTTTCACTCACTCGTAATTCACCTCACTCTCAAAATCCGTTTAGAATGTTTCTTGAGCTTAACAATTTGGAAGATGGCTTCCGAGTTTGCGCCTTCCCGTCCGACGGTGATACTGTTCAGTTCTCCGCCTGTCGGTTCATATCTGTGGTAGAGGACGCCTTGGTCGGTGAAGCAGGCTTTCGGCTCTTGGAAGACGTTTGCGCTGATGCTGTACGCGCCTTTGCCTCCCCACTGTTGAATTTGACTCCAAAGTTCATTCGCGGTTTTCGTGTCCTTCCGCAGTTCAGACACGACGTATAAGCCGCGGCTGTCTACGCCGGATTTGTGGATGGTTCCGAAACTATCCGTGTATTCCAGTAGCACTTTGCCTATTGGCACGTCGTCGTGGCTGAGTGTTATGATCGGGTATTCGCTTTGAATGAACTTATCCCACCAAGCCCGTAGGGTTTCTATTGGGATTAGTTCGCCTTCACTATCAATTATGGCTGGCGAAGCGTATCCTGCGATTACATGGTCTACGTCGCTGAGTTTGCGGAGTTCAAAGCTGCCACCCAACTTCAAGGTTCGAGTCTTCCTCTTGCGACCGAATTGTGAATGGCAGACTGCTGCTCGCTGCTTCATTTCAGGAAACTCACTGTTCATCGTGGTGTTTCCCATCGACCGAATTGTGAATGGCAGACTGCTGCTCGCTGCTTCATTTCAGGAAACTCACTGTTCATCGTGGTGTTTCCCATGCAGCGGTGCATGAAGCTGTCTTCAGCCTCGCCAGAGTTTGGAGAAGGTAGGGGCATATCAAATCACTTCTTACTCATGCGTCGGAGTGAGTGGAATAATGCGCATTGACGTTTCGTCCTAGTATCATCGTGCTTGTGAGAACAATATTCTGACACTGACATGCCAGCCCGCTTCGCCTTCGCTGTTAAAGCACCGGGTCTAGAAATCGCGCCTTTTATCCAGTTTTTCTTAGCCATTTCTAGTCACCTTTTCCCAATATCTTTCAGTACCATGAATGTAGAAGGGTTTCCATCGGGGTTTACGGTTCACTAGCTTTTCGACGTGCCCTTGAATGGGGTTGTCAATTACGATTCGGTACATGTCAGTCACTTCTAATCAATCGTGTTCAGGGCGAGAGCGTAAATCAGGTAGTCGTCTGCGTCGTCGCGGATTTTCCCCTTCAACGTCTTGTGGATCATGTAGGGGTGGGCGACGGCGACTGTGACGGTTTTACGGAGTGCGTAAACCTGTTGAATCGTTGTGCCTACGGCTTTGCGGATTAGGAACGGCTCAGCAATAGCAACCGTGATTCGGGTTCGCTGCGTGTAGAGTTGCCCGATGATGATAGTGATGGTTACGTGGAGTTCATAGATTCCCGCAATCGTGGTTTTGATTCTGCCGCGCTGTGTGAAGTTGAACGTTTGCTTGTGCTTGCGCCATAGGAATCCTGAAGGACTTGACGGGGTAACAACTACAACGGCTACGTCGAAGTATGTTCCATCAAAGTAAGTTGAGTCAAAATATGGCATGTCATGTCTCGCCCATCTCACGCTTCAGCAGCCAGATGATTATCCTCGCCATCTTCTGCATATCCGCATGCATCGAGTTCAGGGCGGTCTTAGCGGTGGCAACATTCGTCACAGCATCAATCTGAGCTTGGACTGTGGCGATGCGGCTGTTGATGTCTTGAATGGTGAGGTTGCGGAGTTTTGAAGGTTCCCACGAATCTAGAAAATCAAACCTTAAAGCACTATCCTTAATCTCCTGAATTTCAGAGAGTGTGGGAACATTACGGAACTCGACTGTGCCGTCCCCCCCCAGCGATATGATGTTTGGGTTTGACGTTAGAATAAAGGCAAAGCGAGAAATCGGAATCTCCGTACCTATATTAACTTGAACCATTATTTTTCACCTAATCGGCCTTCCAATAGATTCATCATGCATCCACAGATTTAACTCTAAGTTTCATTTCAAGTGTTAAGGCGCCGTCAGTAGTCGCAGGGCATGGAGTGGTCAATGCTCCGTATCCACCAACACGAGCATAGTAGCAACCCCACGATTTCGCGGTGATGCCAGTTCTTGCACCTGTCGTGTAACGGCTTAACACTATTGTTGTATCTTCGGTTTCAAGTGCAACAAACCACAATCCCTGAGTAAGCTGCGTGTCCGCTATGGTCCGCTCGAAAAATCCTGTTCCTGCATCTGCGGCGAAAGTACCTGCATCTAAGAGAACGGTTTGATTGTCAGGTATGCTTAAGCTTGAAGGGTAAATTCCCAACCTCACCGTCGTACTGGCCCCGCCCTGTGTAAGTATGCGGTATATGATGCGGTCAATCGTAAGCAGTCGGGGGACTTGAAATGGCGCTAAATGGACTCTGCCCACTACGCCAGTTTGGGAACTTCCCGCCCCGCCACATGTAACTGTGGCCATGTCTGGCAAGTACCAATAGTACGGTATTGTTGTGCTGTCGTGTTGCGCAGAACCATGCGTGGCACCAGTCGTCAGGAAATCGCCTGAACTCTTATAGTCTAGGGCGTCTGCGTTGAGGTTCGTTTGGATTCCAGTAGGCCAAGTGAACGTAGCTCCAGTAGTTACAATGTTTACGCCTGTTGGTACTCCTTGCGGTACCCAACTTGTGCCATTCCAAACGGAAACATCGCTAGTGCTGTAGCCTGATGCTAGTAGGTCTACTATTCTTCTTCACCTTCAAGTAGTTGCATGAGGAGTAGGAATTCTAAGGTTTCTTCTCGGTCGAGGTCAACGAAAGTGTCTAGGCCGAGTTTGCGCATGTACGGGTTTGAAACGTTCCAGCGTAAGGCGAAGTTCTGCGAGTGATTTTCGCTCACGTTCCACTGAAGCTTGTAAAGTTTCTGGACATGTTCGCTGACATCCCAACGTAGCTCGTGTGGTTGCTGAACGTGGTTGCTGACCCAGAACGTTAACTCCAATACCACAGAGTATGGGTATAGAACTTCGGTTGTGAGTGGAAGGGTCTGCTTGAATTTGATTCGTGGGTGACTGAAACGTTGCTTCTTCCGTTCCCAACGCCACCATCCCCAACCAGCGGACGGTTGCGCAGTGACTAACCCGGGTTGGGTGAGCTGGGCGTTCTGGTCAAGCGTTCGGCTAGTGAGCGTTTTGAGCGTGGCATTCTGGTTAATAATCTGGCTGGTGGTTACACTGGAAACTTTGAGGAACGCGTTCTGGTTAAGGGTCTGACTGGTTAGTGCTTTGAGGGTGGAGTTTTGGCTGAGGGTTTGCGACGTGACGGTCTTAAGTGCGCTGTTCTGTGACAGTGTCTGTTGCGTGATTGTTTTAAGAGTTGAATTTTGACTAAGCGTTTGGGACGTTATGGTTTTTAATGTCGCGTTCTGTGTTAGGGTTTGAGTTGTGAACGCTGCGATCGCGTCAGTTACGAAGTAGTCTGAGTCAAAGTATGTTGACGAGAAGTAGGGGGTTCTAAGCCCAGCGTTCTGCGTAACTGTTTGGAGTGTGGTGGTATCTAGGAAAGCATTCTGCGAAAGCGTTTGGTTTGTAAGCGTCTTTAAGGTCGCATTTTGAGATAGCGGTTGACTTGTAACTGTCTTGAGAGTCGCATTCTGTGGGATTGTTTGCTGGGTGGTTGTGTCAAGGAAAGCGTTCTGATTTAGGGTTTGTGATGTGACCGTTTTTAGTGTTGCGTTCTGGTTGATTGTTTGACTGGTGGTTATTGTTGCGATTTGGAGTTGCGCATTCTGGCTTAAGGTCTGGGAGGTAGATTTCTTCAGAGTCGAGTTCTGGCTGATTGTTCGCGATGTGGGAGTCTTGAGCGTGGCATTCTGGTTGATTGTTTGGATACTGTTCCAGTCAACAAACGTGGTTGGTAAAATTATGAACGATGCGGCGTTGCTTGTGCCGCTGGCTTCAACGATGTCCGCGGTTCCGTTGTAGTAGAACGTGCCTTGGTAGGTTGTGCTTTTTGTGTTTCGGATGTCGAACCATTCTTCAACGACTATGCGGTCGTTGGTGTTGATTGAGAAGTTGGTTGCCGCGCCTGTTGCGACGATGATGCAGCCAACCTCACTAGCCCCATGCTCTACTGTGTCGCTGACGGGGCCGATGAGGGTTTTCGCGTTTCCTGTTCCTGACCGAAAGACGTAGGCGAAGGTGCGGTGGTACAGGTTCATTGCAGCGTTGCTTTCACTCAGAGCAACACCGACATTGTACCCTACCGTACTGCCAGTGATTGATTGACCGCCTGACAGGAAGGGACCGACGAACATGCGCCCCATCGAGTACAGAGGCGATACGCCAGAATTGTATCCTCCAGCTCCAGAGGCTTGGGTTCCGCCGCCCCAAGTGTTCATGCACAGCGGCGTGTACTTGGATGCTGGTTCAGTTGGGAACGAGTCTGTGTCCGTGCTACGTGTGCCAGTCGGATAGTAACCGACTGGGGCGACTGTGTGGAAGTAGTATTTCGTCGCCACTAGCGACACCTCCAGTTCCAGCCGTGACTGTTACCCCACTCGGCGGCTTCAGATTCTATCTTCAGCCTGTACTCAGCGTACTCCTTGTTCTCAGTGATTAATTTCTTGATTTCGGAGATCCATTCGAGGTGAGGAGCGTCAGGGCTTGCTTTGCCGCAGTGGTACATGCGGCACATTGCCGGGCGAATATTGTGAATTGAGCAGAGGCCGTTAGTGTAGAACGGGCATGGCTTAACCGTCCACTCCCAGATGTTGTTGATTGTGGGCTTTACGTCGAGGTTTGTTTTTCCTATCTTTCGCTCTATGAGTTCAAGTTCGTTCAGGGTTATGAGGATCTTATTGTCTCGGCAGCAGCAGCCGCAGCGGAAGCAGAAATCCTTCATCCGAACACCATGCTCCCGTCGGGGTGCAGGTACAGGATGTGCTTCACGTTACGTTCTTCTTCATGCCAACGTGAATCGCCGTGAGTGTAAACGGGGATTTTAACGGTGGCCTGCCAGCCAACAGCGAAAATGTGATCCGTGCGGGTTACTTTTTCTCCAACCGTGTTCATGCCGAGATGGTGAAGTGAGCGGTTGAATTGGATAGGGCGCAGAGGAACATCGACTGGTTTCTCTACGTCAACGTGGGTGGCAAGCCAGAACGGTAATCCTTTTCCGTCAATAACGAAGTCACCGTTCTCTAGTACATCAACTGTGTGCCCGTACACTTGGATGTGTAACGGGAGATTGGATTCTCCCATGCTGAAATGCTCCTAGTTTTCGTCGTGCTTCAAAGTTATCGTGACTGCCCCGATTGCGCCGACTGGCGCGTTTGCTGAAGTTTGAAGTTGACTCCTGTAATAGTTCGAGTATCCTGTTACCGCCGTGGTTGTAGTTCCCGTAGCCGCTGCATGGCTTGAGCCGAATAGTACTGTGAGTGCCGATCCTTCAACTGTTGGAATTGCATCTGTTCCTGTGGTTGTCACGGTTGGCGCGGCGAACCCTGACCGCGTAATAGCCATCACGTAGCAGCCTGTCGGTAAAGTTCCTGCGCTCATCCACAGCTTCCCGTTCGGCCCAATCTGGCTGTACGTGCCCGTGAATGCGCCGAAGATGTACTTTGAGTAGCTGTTGCCTGAAATGTTGATCTTGTTCGCGTCAATGGTTATATCGATACCCGTTGCGTCCACTGCACCCCAGTTTCCGTTCGCTATGCCAGTTGCGTCTACGGAGCCTGTGCCTGTGGTTTCACAAAATTGGTATGTTGCTACCATAATTCATTTCACCTCACTCTCAGTCTACGTGTTCTCCGTCCACATGAAGAAACACCTTACGTGTCCCCCACTTTCCCTCACCAACCCACTGGATTTTAGCAGCCCATTTGTCCCCAGGCGCAAGGGCTTTCGGGGGGCTGTTCAAGATTTGGGCTTGCACTGGCCCAGTAACGCTCTTCACAAGTCGAACGGTGGGGTCAAGTAGGGTTCCGTCGCCTTGATTCACGCAGTAAATCGTAGCCTCAGTCACTTCCCCTTTCTTTACGCGGCGCAGCCTCCCGTCATGCTCAACCTTCAGGTCTGGGTCAGCGTAGAATTTTATGTTTGGAGGCATTTCAATCACTCAACTTAGTCGCCAGCTTCCTCAACAGCGCCCGCTTCTCCTGCTTGATCTCCTGATCCTCCTTGCTAGGCTGCCCCGTTATGGCGTTCTTAACGCGCCCGAACAAACCCTGCTGCCCCGGCATAGGCTCCTTAACCTGCTTCAACGAGTCATCACGTGGTAGTCCAAGTAGTTCCATGCGAATCTTCTGTTCAACCTCTAGCCTTGACTCTTCGCTGAACTGTACTTGCTGCGGGTTTAGGAGTTTCAGGTAGAACTCCATCTTGTCTTTGAGTGTGAGTGCTCGTAATGGTTGGAAGACAACTCGCACAACGGCTTTAATATTGTTCGCTTCCAGAACCTTCCTGAATAGGTCTTCAAGATTCCGCTTAAGGAATCGTTGAATGAACACAACTCGGCTGAGGGTGTTATCGCGAATCTCTCCGGCTGAGGCTTGTGAGGCGTTGCGTAGGACGTGGATGAAGGGGGATTGTAAGCCGTCGGTTTGTTTGCTGTCATGGTAGTTTAAGTAGTTGTCAACCGCGGGCATTTTGTCGCCGATGCCGTGCTCCATGATTTCAATATTCCCTGCCGTTATGAGGTCGGTGTCAGGTTCCCGGTCCTCCCAATTATTCTTCACAGAGGCTAGAAGCGTTTCGCTTGCAGGTTTCTCCGCTGTTCCAACCTTCACATGCCATAACGGTTTAATATACCATTTCACAATATCCCTGTAATCAGTTTGGAATGTGATCAGCGTCTCAACATCATCCAGTACGCTGCTGATGATTGGTGTACCGTAAGGATCGTACCCTTCAGGTCGCCAAGCCTGTAAGAGTAAAGTTTCAGTTTTAAGCGGTTTCACCTGTCCGGACTGTTCAACTTGCCCCCATTCGACTTCTTGCCCTTTAGCGTCCTTCCACTTGTACCGCACCTGGTCGGCGGGTATGGGGAAGAGTTGAACTGGTCCTGTGAAGTTGCCTCCACCCTCCAGCATTTCCACCGTTCCATTGCGAACCTCGTCAAACACGTTTCCGTCAACGTGGTATGCCCAAATCCAACGCGGCAACACATCAGTATCTAGTTTGAGGACTTCGCCGAGTTTGTCGCAGATTTCCTTACCCCGCTGGTCCTCGGATTCAATTCTGTAACCGTTCTCTAATGCCGTGTCGATGGCCCAGTCTACTGCGCTTTTAACTAGAGGCCAGTCCACGTACAAGCTATGTGTAAGAGCGTAGTTAACGGTGCTCTGCACCCAGTCGGCGCCTCCGCCTTGCGTGGAAATGGTGGCTGCGCCTCCGGTTGTAAGCCGTTTGCGAATGTCACGGGTTAGTCTCGTGGTGAGTTTTCGGATTTCCTGAATGTTGACGGGTACGCCTCGGTCCTCGTCCTCATCACCTGGTCTCACTCCTCCGCGGTGGTACCAAGCAATTCCCTTACCTTCCGTGGTTGGCACTGCTTTTCGTGGGCGGCCAGCACCCGACCTAACGCCTCCCGATTTTCCTTTAATCCCAACCATTTGTTTTCCCAGCAATCAAATATGAATCAAATAAGTTCGGCTCGGATTATTCGCACGTTCACCCCCATGTTCTCCGCCGTGCCTTGGAGTATGGTTGTGACGGTGAAGCCTGCGCCCCTGAACCAAGTGTCCAGCATGTCTGTTCCGTCATGTGTTTCAATCAGCCACAGCGGAACCTTCCTGAGAATGTCAAAGTCCACTTCGAGGAGGGCGTTCTCCATATGCTCGCAGTCGGACTTAACAATGTCAACTTGGAAGACTCGGAGGAGGTGCATCCAGTCCTCTGGAACCCTGATCTCCTTGTAGATGGGGGAAACTCGGTTGTCGCCCGCAAAGTTGCTTTTAAGCTTCACGATCTGGTCGTGGTTGGCTTCTACGGCGTAAACGTGGGCTGCTCCCTGATCTAGGAAGTATTCAGTTGTACTCCCGTAGTCTGCACCCACATCTAGAACCCGTTTGCCCCTGTAGTCGGCAGGGTACTGTTCAGCATAGGGTGGGTCATGTACGGGGTCGTAGGGTGGTAGAGTCATCTTCTTATCCAGTGTATTGTAGCTGTGGACGGAATCATTTCAGCGTCTTCAAGGGCGAGTAGGGTTGCTGTTGCAATGTCATCATGCTGCCCGTACCCTAATGCGCCTAGTTCGCTAGTTGGTTTACCTTGAATCTTGCTCTCTGTGATTCGAATTTGGTAGTTGCACAGCTCGTCGAAGAGCTCGTCAACCATTTCCTTATGTAGTCCCGAGCCACGTTTGAACTTAAGCCGGTTTTCGCCGAGCAGAATCTTCACGTTGCTGGCAAGGTTTTCTTTCATGGCTTTCGAGAACACGCTGAAATCCGTCATCACATTCTTTAAGCGCGGCGGTGACTGGAAGGCGTGTTCCAAGAATTCTGCGAACACTTGTCCTTTACCCGTATAGTCAACGTTCAAGTACACATTCCCAGGTATCGCGGCGAGAATTGTTTTAATGTCGCGGATCATGACGGCGTTCGGTAGGCCTAGGGGCCAACGGTACACGAAAACCACGCTGTACGTTAATGGTGGCTTCTCCGTGGACTCTACAACCACAAGCGCCATGTGGTCGATAACTTGACCAATGTCCAAGCCAGCAAGATAAGGCATTACTTTTTCCTCAACAGTAGAGCGCAGTATGAGCCTTCAGGTTCACAGATGGCAACCACATGAAACAATTCCAACACGGACGCGACAAGCACGTTAACGGGCACAGACCAAATATAGTCGTTGCTTACTTGACTGTTACCTTCCACCATTAAGAACCATCCGTTCGGCTGTAGAACCCGCAGGATCTCCCTGTAGACAAGTGGTTTCTCAGGGAAGGGTACGTGTTGAATCACGGTCACGGCGACGACGGTTCGGAAGGATTCGTCTTTGAACGGTAAATGTTGGGCTACGCCTCGAATGAAGGGTTTAGCGGCTCCTGAAGCGAAATCTAACGCCTCATGGTCTGTTGGGTAGTATTTGCGCCAGCGCCCGTTACCCCACCCCACCTCGAGCAGTGGAGGTTCGAATCGGAAGATGCTTACGAGCTGTTCAAGTTCAGTTTGACTCCAGTTCCCGCCGGCAGAATTTCTCCACTTCGACGTGTTCCCATAGGTCGGTTTTACTGTAGACAAGCATATAATTCCACCATTGCTTCCCCATCAACCAACGAGTCCTCAAGCTCCTTCCGGTTGAACAGGGTTTGCATGTTCGAAAGAAACTCGCACTCGAACTCCTGCCGGAAATACAAATCGCCCTTCTTCTTTTCTTCATCAATGAACGACTGTGATACTCGACCTGTCTTAAGAGCGTCCCAAATCATGTGCTTATACTTCTTAATCGTCGGGTTACGGGTTTCCTGGTAGAAGAACCCGCGCTGACCGAACGGGGTGCTTATCATCCACAGTTCCCAATTCGGCGACATCAACCGCATAGGTCTGAGACATAGGTACACGTCATCCGCTATTCTGCTAGCTTCGTCTAGGATGACAAGTCTAGGCTTCGAGTAGCCACGGATTGTTTCCTCGTTTGGAGGTAGACTAACGATGCGGCTTCCGTTTGGGAGTTCGAACTCTGATTTAGTGTCCGTGAGTAGTCCAAGTTCCACGTCGAAGTCTTCATGTTGCTTTTGAAGGCTTTGCTGGTAGAGCGTAAGGGACTCCCTAATTTTCCTCGCAAGCTCAAGACTCTGCCTCCAACTCCTGCTCACGTTAAGTATGAGGCTGCCCGGTTCAGTGATTGCGACTATTGATGCTTTAACGCCGATAATGCGGCTCTTGCCACCCTGCCTGTGGACGAGCACGTGGTTTTCCGGGTTGTCGCTGGTTAGAACTTCTTCCTGCCACGGGTCCAAATGCTTAATGTCAGGCGGCAGCATCATCCTAGCTAGTTCTAGCTTGTCCAACGCCCACTACGACCTGCCGGGCGAATATTGCTGCTCCTCCATCCCTTCGTTTTGCGGGTTATTCGCTCTAGTTTCCGTTCAGCTTCTTCCGAAGTCACTGCTTCAAGGTTCCCCTTAATTTCAAAATGCCATTGACCTACTTTAGTCAGACACCAACACAAATTCGAGTGGACCCAACATTTTCTATTCTCTTCATGTTCAAAATCATGGTTTTCGCCGTGAACAATTCCACCTATTCTAAATCTGGCAGAGCCTCGGAATTTTTCTTTTCCCCACATTCAAATCACCTCACTCGTCTACGGCTTACCGCCAAACGCTGTGTAAAAATACTCATTCACGGTATCGCCTCAGTAAGGTCATTCACCAACCGTGTTTTACGGCCTTTCCCACGCTGCATCATCAACGCCCGCTGAATCTCCGTCAACGCCTTGTTCTGCATGTTAATCGCATTCGACAGTTTACGGCCTAGTTCAATATCTCCCGCTTCCCTAGCGAGGCGGATTGCGTCCAATGTGGTCTTGATGACTTCACTCTGAATCTCAGCCTGATCCTCAAGGGTTAACGTTTCAACCTTCGAATACAAGGTTTTCTTCACAGGTTCACTCATCCTCTCATCACCCTCAAACTAACTACTGCCCGTTTCAAAATCACGTTAAACGGTCGGTTGAAATTACCCTCCGCATCCAAACCCACCGCAAACACAAGGTACGGTACGCCACCCTCCGTTTTCTTCCCACCCACAAAGAAGCCGATGTCACGGCAGAGAATCGGCTTCGCCAAATCCTCAGTGTCAGCATATGAATGATCGTAATATTCCACAGCACACAACGTCTTCGGCTTCAAGGCATAATCCTCAAATCCCGCCTGAGCAAATCGTTCAAGTACGCCGACGTCGGCACCAGTCGCTCAGCACGCCGCTTATCCAAAGCTTCCACAACCTCAGCGTCTAACGTAACCAGAATCTTAACCTTCAATCCAAAGCCTCCGCCAACCGAATGTTCGAGAGAATAAGCAACGCTTGAATCGGGATAGCCGTCTGGTCACTAGGCTCAAAACTGGCAACGTAACGTTCAACCCTACGTTTCCAAAAATTCCAATCCAACACAATCACCCCACACAATCACCTGAGGATATACTCCTATTACTAAACATTAGGGTTTTGGTTGGTGAACGGGTTCATGCAGACCCCGCAAACCATGACGCACCCGCAGCACACATGCCCCTTCACACACTTCTTCCACCCGTGAAGAACATGAACAGTCAACGCTTGACTTTCACACATCACAACCAAGGGAAGGGGGGCTTGATGGTAAACGGTCAAACCGTCAAGGTCTCTCAACCATGGCACTCAGGCTTACCACCAAGCGATTTTTACACCTCGCAACCAAGGGAACACTCCTAATTTGGAACTGAAATGAAGGTCGGTGTCGTTCTGATTGCGTTTGAGCGTTAGTTCAGGTGTGACGGGGGGTTGTTCCCGTTCCCATTCTTCTTGTTATGTGTGTTCTTCCTTCTCTCTGTGTGTATGATTAATTATTAGTCCCGCCTGTCGAACCCGCCTCCTGTCACCGTCCACGCTGTACCACAATCAACGCACACGCATACCTGATATGGTAACACTCAACATTTACCACTCAACGTGGAGAATAACAGTCATTCACCACCCACAGTGGGGAACAACCACCATTAAAGAGCACACTAAACCGACTTGTGGTGGGTTTCTCTTGTGGGTTGTGGGTGTTCGGTTTCTTTCAGGATCCACCCGTACACTGTGCTTCTATCCTTTTTCTTTGTTAGCGGAGCGCTAACTGCCATTACTGTAAGTAGACAAGTGTTATATGTGTTATGCGCTGTTAGGTTTGGTTGTTGATTGAAATGGGTAAATTCGTATCCGACGCAACAAAACAATTCCAAGCAGGCAAACGCCTCTTGGCCCTAGCGTCACAAGTAGATGTAATTCCAAACTTCAATACAGTAACCCATGAACACACTGACGAATGTCAAATGCTAGATAACGGGTCATGCATCACAGTCATGGAACAGAGAGAGAAGCTAGACAAATGGTTCAAGCAATTCCACGAATTAGAATCAACGCCTGGCCTAAGCAAATTGGCGATTAGCAAGGTGATGGTTCACTCGACTCAAAAGTGGCGTACTTCCATGCAGCCTACAAGTTTACTAATCCACGACCGACGCCTTGACATTCTCGAAGTAGACCCTTATCCAGCGATTCGATTTGAGGTAGCAAGCAAGCAATTTGGAACCACGGTTACAGTATGGAAGACGGTGAGAGTATCTGATTATCCGGGAAGCGAACCATTCAACGAGGCCTTTCTAGAGCCGAGCAAGTTTACGAGCGCCCAAATATTTGAACGGGCAACAGCGATCTATATGGCTGAGAAAGCTAAGGCTGACCAACCAATGACTAACCCGGAACCTGAAGAATTGGAAGAAAACGGTTTGGTCGAGCAAGCAAAAGAGGAGCTAAGCCAAGATGTAGATGCCGCCGACTATCCTAAGCCTATTGCGGAACCTCTACCAAAACAACAAGAGAAAGCCACGGAACCCTTGTCTAAACCAACCGTCAGCACACAACAAAGCGTTAAGGCGGTTCGAGTACGATCAGGCGGAAACCTGACATTCAAGCACTTAACTAAGGAACTTTGGCAAATTACTGCTAAATACTCTTCCATTTGCTCGACATGCAAAGGCATCATTCATGTTGGAGAGGAAATTACCATGTTCAAGGGTACACCTGGTTGGTCTCATATGGAACATTCAATACCCGCTCAGGTGGCTGTGAAATGAACTTAACAAGAAAAGAAGTCGAGAACTACGCAATAACTGATGGCGTAAGACTCTACTTTGAGACAACCATTGATGCTAAAGAACTGCTCAAACGCCTCGAATACTACCGCAAACTTTGGATGACCCAGGAATAGGGGTGAAAGTGGAGGGTGCACCATGAGACCTAAAGGCGTTGAACCGCTAAACACGGTCATACGGCTACCTGATGGGCGTGTTGGAACCATTTGCTACAATTGGTTAGATGGTTGCGGCGGTGTTTGGGGTAAACATAAATTTGAGATGCCTGATGGCGGGTTTGGAAATCTACCCCACCCACAATTCATGCTACGGGAAAAGGAACTTTCAGCGCTACTCAAAGGCCACCATACTTCAGACTTGGAATGTGTTGGAGAAGAATATGAGGTTATAAGTAATGTCTAATGTACAGGGAAGCAAGGAAGGTGAGGCAGGAATGAGTGAGTACACGACTATTCGAATCGACCGCGAGCTCCATGAGCAGTTAAAAGCGCTCGGTGGCAAGGGCGAGTCGTATAGTGAGATCATTCGCAGGCTGATTCAGGCAAACCAAGAGGCGAAAAGAGATGACCGAAGTTGAAATGTGGGTTTGCCCGAAACACGGCATGATGATTAAGAAAGGCGATGAGCACCTAATCCCCTTACATAGAAAATACCAACGATGTTATCGCGTCTTGAAGCTGGAAAAAATCAAGGTTTCGGAGTGAAAGCGGTTTGACTTGTCCCAGTTGCGGTTTTAATAACCCCAACCGGCCCGATGAGTTGTGTCCGAACTGTGAGGAAAGAGAGGTGAAAACGAAATGAGCGTAACATTCTTCATGGCCTTAGTGTCGTTCGCCACCGCCATGATCCTGCTGGGAATGAAACTTGAAGGTTACTTGTCGAAACGCTGACGACCTTCGAAACTACGGTTTAGCATACCGCTTGACTAGCCCTTCTTTCTCCATCTGTTTCAAGTTCCCTTCATATTCCCTTGCCTGGTCCAAGTGCCGGCAATGCGCGCGCATAGCCCAACCCGCACACGAACAGGACCCCTTACCTTTAAGATCCACTTGATACCAGATTTCGTAGAGGTCTGGTGCAACCTCTCTTATTTGGGCAGCCACTTTCTCTTGCCTCACTTTCTGAATAGGAAATCGTACAGGTACATTCCAGCCGTCGCAATGAGAGTAGCAAAACCAGTTATGAGTGCTGAATTTCTGCGCTCCCGCTTCCGATGATCGGAAACATGCATCGTGTATGATTGTGCTAGTCCCTGTTTTTCTTTGCCTGTTGCGGGATCTAAGCCGCCGACTAGGACGAGTTTCACGCTGAACAGGTCGCTGTTAAGCCTGTGCATTTCGGACAGAACTCCGTTGGGTCCGTTTATGGCTTCATCTATGCGGATGATGGCATCATGCTGTCCGTTGTTCCGCCTTCTCCCCGCCAAACTGAATCACTAGCATCACAATTAGAAATCGTTCTCAAATTTGACTACCGCGTTATAGGCTAGAATTGCGAGTAATGCTGCGAACGTACCCCAAAAAACATCTGAAAGTGAGTTCAACGGTGGGTTAGCGTACGCGGCTGGATTTCCGAATTCTCCGACTTCCCAGAACCACATGATGATTTCAAGGATTGAGAGTTGAAGTAAGGCTTCTTTCAAGCGCCCTGCTTTGCCAGTCCACTTGAACAGATCCATGAGGTTGATGTTGAGTAGCGCGGTGGTGACCATGAGCACCGTCCAAAAATGAGTGAGGTCATCAACGCGTGTTTCCATCGGTGATGTGCATAGGGGTGGTCGGCATGTGTAGAGGTCGTTGTAGTGGGCGTATGCTGCTACGCCTGTTGCGATGAACATGACCAGAAAGGTGATGGCAAGCCAGAGCGGCCGGGACCAAACGTAGTCTATGTGAAAATCGTTGTCATGCTTCCACTTCCACCATTGCACAAGGTAAATCGCGAGAACAACAAGCGGCAGGTAGATGACGTATTGCAGAAACGCCGCGCTACCGAAACTTCCCGGGCCGAGGATTGACCGTTTGCCTAACCAGAAATCTAAACCGTAGGTTTGCGCCGCGTATAGGAACATGCCCAGATGATCCCGTTGCCCCGCCCAACTGGCTAGGTAACTCCATTGGTATATGAACCATAGTAGGATAGCGAGAGGTATGCCGAGGACCGCAATGTCTCTGAATTTCAAATGTCAATCACTTCCGTCTACGTGTAGGTGGTGGAGGAGGGGAAGGCAGCAGACGACATAACAGTAAGGCGACCATGCAAACGGTTAAGATTAACAGCGGCAACGACGCGGGAAAAAGAACGAAGGCACTTGACCCGAAGAACCAAAGTTGAAAGAATACTTCGGCGAACAACCAAGTGCGCGGTATGCCAGCTATGAGCTTTTCCTGCACGAAGGCTAATGCGTCGTAAGTGACGGTTAGAAGAATTGCCACGTTCACCGCTATGATGAAACGTAGCATTGTTTGTATTATTTCAATTCTCATGGCTGCGGCGGTGGAGTAGGGGTAATCTTTCGCTTGCGCTTAACCAACCCTACCACTGAACCTGAAAGTAACGCGCCAATCAACGTGTACGCGCCAAGCACCGCGGCGGGATCAACAGGGCAATCCGACCCGAAGCAGAAGACGTTAATCAACTCGTTCCCCGGGCCGGTTGTGTCGTTGATTGGGGGTATGACGACGGGTGGTAGTTGAACAGGGTAAGCCACGGGCACTAGGGCGACTAGCTTGCGGGCGTCGAGTTCCATGTGGCTAGACTTCCCGTCAGCAGTAACAGCCTTGTAATGGTTCACTGCGAGAACGTTCTGCGCCCGCATCTGCACAAACATAGGCGCAAGGTCAGGCATGTAGTACGCGAACAGTTCCCTCCAATAGTAATCATACTGATACGGACCCTCGGTGTATGGGCCGTAGTTACGGAACCAGTCGAAGATTTCCCTAGCGAACAATTCCGTCGCAGCTCGAGCCGTATAATTTCCGCCCGATTCAATGTCTAGAAACAGCGTGTCAAGCACAGTTGGAAAGTGAATGTCGTAGGGTAAGGCTACGTTCGGTTCGTAGAAGTCGTTAGTGAACACATCCATGTTCCAAGTCACATTATGCCGTAGCATGTACTTGGCGAACTCGACATGAATCCGTTGAGCTGCTTCAAGAAATTGTAAGTAACGAGCTTCAGTAATCTTGTAAAGGTACGTTTGCTGAGCATGAGGAGTAAGGAAGAATAAGACTTCATTATATACGCCGAGAGCTTGCGAACCCACCGCGTCAACAACTTCCTGTGGGAAGATTTTACAGAACTCGCGACCACCGAAGATTACGCCAGCATTCCACGGAATCCGCCCCATCCAAGTAGAATTATCCACAATACCAGTTCCAGGATTAATCGGTTCAGGTGGTACCACGCTGTTATTCGTGGAGGGTACGACAACGACGGGTTTGAAGTCTTGATAGCCCCCTATCGAAATCATGAAGCGCACGTGACCGTCTTCAACCCACCAAGTCGGCTCCTCCACGCAAATCACGCGTGTAGGATCACCGTAAGCATCTAGAATGGCTTGCCGTTCGGGCGATTGTGTTTGCCAAATTGGGTGCCGAGTGAAGCCTTTCATGTAGTTATAGCTCTGTCGGGAAATTGCATCACGCATTAACGTAGCAACAATCGTGTTACCATCAAACCATTCGCTGACGAGAAGTGCGCCTATTTGCTGTTTCGTCGCAGCTTTGAAGCCTGTTAGGTAGTACGGGTTCCAGTAGGTGCCGTAAGGCTCGTCTGAAAGCGGCTGCTGGCCGTAAGCTCCTTCCCTTGCGCCCTGAGTGCCGAAGTTGAAGTCTCGACTTAAATCCGCGGCAAACGGAGTGTCGCCCTGAATTCGAGTGACTAGCTGTGTCCACGTTGAAATTCCATAGTTCAACAGTTCAGCCTTATGGGAAGGCCAAAGGAAATACGCTAGATCCCGCGGTGTCCTATCAAGGTACCAAGGCAACACATTTGTTGAATTAGACGCACGTTGCCCTTCACTATTCTCACGGGGAACAGCTAGAACCGCCGGAGAAATTGCTATGAGGAATAGAAGCAGGTATGGGGTAACTTTGTTTACGTGCATTCCAATCACTTGCTTGCCGTTCGATATGTGGC